GCCTTGATTTCGCGCTCAACAGTTTGCTGCATATCCAGACGCTTTTCCCAATCGTCAGGCACATCAATTTGAACATAAATTTTCATAGCAACTCCTTCCTTAGACCATCAACAGCAATCTCAATACAGCCAAGTGTTTCCGCCACTGACAAGCGCCCTGCATAGCTGTAAACAGCATCACGAATAGATTGCACCAAGTCATCGCAAACTGTTCTTTGTGGCATCAGTTGCACTACATTGGCGGGTGGTTCAATGATGTTGGTCATTCTTTCGCTCCTATGTTGTGTGCCTTTTCCACTGCTTGAACTACTTTGGCAAAGTCCTCCAGCTTGCACATATCGCAATCCTCTAAGCCGTTTTCACTTGCCCACCAATCGTGAATTTGCTTAACGCTCAAAGGCGGCGGGGCAGCGGGTGGGGTGGCAATGCTTGCGGCAAACTTGTTTCTGGCTTTTTCAAACTCAGCCCACAGCGGTGTAGACAGCAAATCATGCTCATAGCGTTTTCGCAGCTTCAATGCGACTTCATTCAGCGCCATTGCGTAGCCCTTGACGCCAACAGGCTCACTCACTGCGGCAGCGGGTGTTATGGGGCCGACTGGCGTCCACATAGGGTTGCCCCCGTGCGTAAGTGCTGCAAGTTCAGGAGTAATGGACTCGCGGAAATAAGTGCCGTGTCCTGTCTTGCTGATGTAGCCGATAGGCTTCACAGGCTCACTCATTGCGGCAGCGGATGAGGCTTCATCAAGAATGCGCTTATAGCCAATCACTTCACCTTCAAGTTCATGGATGCGATAGCGTAGTTGCTTAATAGTCCCCAACATTTCTGCCTGCGATTCCGGTAGGTCGCCTAGTTCGGCTTTGAGTTGTAGCACTTCATTGTTGAGTGTGTGCCATGCCTGCTCCCAATCGCTGCGTTCATCAGTATGATCCCATTTGATATTTTGTAAGACAGTTCCGCATTTGTTGCATTCAATGCCGCCAGACTTGAGCAGGACAAAGTTGACACTTCCACAATTACAGGCTTTAGCCATGTGGTTTTCGATGTTTTCAATGGTCATCGTTCTTTCGCTCCTTCATAGATGCTGCGCAGTGTTTTGTCCAATGCATCACGTTGTTGAGCAACCACAGTTAGCTGCTCCATTAGCATTTGGACTTGCTTTTCCAATTTGGTAATGTCGTTTTGATACTTAGCCATTCGCACCAGCGGCAAACCACGCGATCTACTTTGCATGATGTTGTGGCTGCGCAGTTTCATTTCTTCTTTGAAGTTGGTCATTTCAATACTTTCTTGATGTGTCGATAGTCCTTGTTGCCAAGGTTTTGGAATAGACACTCGGCGGGTACGCCATACTCAAAACACTTAGCGGCCTGTGCCATCGTGAGATTCCTCTTCCCCGACCTAAATTCAGAGTAGTGCGACTGACTCATGCCAATCACTTGCGCCCACTGCTTTTGTGTAAGTAGGTACTGTTCGCGCCTGAACTCCACGGCATCAACGATAGAAGGTAGCGTCAGCACATTCACTAGCTGTTCCCCATCTTTCTGTCCATTGCTTACGCTTTTCCGCAATTGCTTTTTCTCTACCTACGCGAGCTTCGTATTCTGCATCACTCTCAAGGGTAGGTACTATCAGTGCCAAGTATTTGTTGTCACTGTAAGATTCTTCTTCAAGACTCACGAAAGTTTCAGGGCCATAGATGTCAACAAGTCCTTGGAATTCATCGATGATACTTGTTAACGTATCACCGTCGATATACAGTGTGGATACCTCTCTGTTTATTTTGAGTTTTGTCATTTGATACCTTTTTCGAAACATTGTGCATTAGTTACATACCCCTGACGCAGAGTTTTTGCTACGTATTGGCATTGTTCCAAAGTATTAAACTCTGCAGTGCCTACTCCTGCGTGCATTATGACAATAAGAATATAAATCATAGGTACTTATCTCCAAGGAATCTTCCCGCATGAAAACCTATGTCGATTCCATGCCAAATAAAACCAATAAGGATGAATGGAGAGAACACTGCAATAACGATTTTATTTTTCATATCATTTCCGGATTACGTGATGGAACACAGATGATTTGCTTTACACCTTTTTGGGTATTGCTTATTTTACCCATGACAGAGCCTACTGCTAAACATAGCTTTTCGGACTCGAACATACCAGCTGGCATCCAGCCATAGTACTCATCTTTGGTCTGCGGGTTGACACTTATCAGTTGGAAAACTAGAAGCAGGTACATAATGAGAGTTCTCAGTAAAGAATTGACCGTCAGGAAGTACTTTAGTTACCATACTTGTTAAGGCAACTTGAGTATTTGAGCAGTTGGGGTGGTCATAGGGAAACACTAACGCACGACCTCCTTTTGCTATAAAAAGTGATTTTTCAGGGTTGTAATATACGATTTTCATTCTCTGTCAATAAGTCCGGCTGCAGACTTGGAGAGTTTCATCACACGGATAGCATAACGAAGACGCTTGGCCTTGTCCTTGCCGAAGGTGATACGCTCTTTGGTTGCTTTGTATTGTTCGAAGGAATGTTTTGTTGATTCAGGTTTTGATTTGTCGGCGCTGGCCCAGTATAGCCCTGCAAAGAACTTATCAAGCATTAACCTGTTTTCGACTTCATGCAATTCTTTGATCAGGGCGTTGTGGGCGAGGGAGAATACAGAGTGTAGTTTAGCGTTATACATATTAGTCCTTTGTTATCATCAAGTCAACACTTTCAGAGTAGTATCCGTTGGACTCACCTAACCAGCGCAATGTTACAGAAGCTTTGATGGTACGAAATTCGTAGAATGTCCACGTATGGCTTTCTGTGTATTCTTCTGGAGGGTTGTCATGGTTATGGCGCTCTTCGGCAAGCAAGATTGGCGTGTTTAGCAGATCATTAAGATTTCCGGTGATGTCTTCGAGGTATACACTTTCGCAACAATCTTGTTCATGATAGAATTTGAATGTGAAACCGTCAGTTGATTTGAAGCAGACCTCACTATCGTTGAATTCACCAGTGATTTCACTGAATGTACGTCCTACCATTTCAGCAATATCTTCTTTAGTTCCCGGCCACTTACAGGGTACGTTTGTATGGTAGATATTACTTCCGCGATCACTATCTTCATCTTTAATTAGCATTTTGTGCCTTTTGATAACTGGAAAAGAAAACCCCAAGTGTTACCTTGGGGTGTATATTCTATGGATTAGAATGGGATGTCGTCGTCATCTTGTTCGTCAGCTGCTGGTTTAGCCTTACCTTTTGCAGGCGCTTTCTTTGCTGCAGGAGCTTCATCTTCCATGTCAAAGTCAGTGAAGTTTTCTCCACCAGTCTTTTCGAAGATCTTCAGGTCAGTGACTTGTACCGCAGTCAACATGGTCTGAGTACCAGACTTAGTCACTTTACCAGTCTTAGGGTGCTTGATTTCGTAGTCTTTGAGCATCAGCATGATGTTACCTACAGAACCGTTACCGATGGACTTGGAGTCAATAGGCTCTTTAGAACCATCAACTACGCGTACTTTAGCCGATGGGGAACCGTCAGCCTTTTCAGACTTCTTGCGGAAGTTGATAGACACTGAACCGTCATCCTGCTCTTTGACTTTACCGAATTGTTCCAGTTCAGCACGACGCTTCTTAGGAACACGAGCTTGGATTTCCCATTGTTGGGCATCTCCGGCGAAGTTATCTACTGGCTTATCCAGCTTGGCCCAGAACAGGGTAATGTTTTTGAGGATGACGTTACGGGGTTCGAATTGATTAGACATTGATTTGCTTTCAGAAGGACGTTGAGTGAGAGTTTTAGGAGAGAAACGAGTGGAAGAAGTGGCCATGATTAGCTGTACTACCAACTATTACTAGCTGGTACCTTAAAGATATATTTTACAAAGGATTAAAAATGAAAGTATCACCTAACTCACTTAAGAACCTTAAATTGATTACTTCGGAGACTGCTCGTGAGAATCAAAGGAAGTCTGTTCAGAGTCGGTTGTTGAATCTTGAGCTACAGCAACAGTTTAAGGTTACGGCTAAAGCATTCATGAAGATCAAAGAAGATCTTCCAGACATTACAGCATTGGATATTTTAAAGATGGCTATGCACTTGGCTCTCCAAGAGGATAAGATGGACGATGCTGCTCGGTATGCATCACAGATAGCAGAGTACGAGCAACCTAAGCTTCAGCGGATTGACCAGTCTGTTACGACTAAGACCGCTGACTTGACCGATGAAGAGCTTTTGGCTATCATTGAGCAAGAAGGCTTACAGAAGAATCCTACTGAGGATTAATCAATAGGAATTCTTAAAGGTATTTAATGATTTATTGTTATTAATTACCTTTATTATCTTATAAGGATATCCTATTAAGGAAGTCCCTATTAGGTACCGGCTAGGATTCAGTATGATTACAGACTAGAATTCACCTATGCGGTTGTTGGGTAAAAGCTCCATACGATTTCAGGATTCTTCACGAAGTATGTTGCAGAATAACGGTAGGGATCTCCTTCGAAGGTCAACCCATAGGAGGTTCCTCCGAAAGCATTATCGTAGCGAGTAACAATAACACACCGAGGATTATCACCGAGTTCATTTTCAGAGTCTCCGTTATAGTAGCCGTTGTTAGCGATGATGTTGTCTGCTAAATCTTTATCAACTGTTGCCATTAAGATTACTCCTTACGTGTTTGATACCGATAAGTTTGTCGTCAAGATAGAACCGTTGGGTACCATCTTCGGGGTTATACACTACACGCTTCTTTGCAAGGTGTTCTACGAGTGATGTACGCTTGACTCTGACGATAAGTTCATCGTAGATTTCTTTGGCGGACTTCATACGAGCTCTACTCCGATGAGTTCATTATCATGGTCGAATATATAGCAGACGTTTGCTTTATAGTTGCCATTAGGTGCATAGTGGAGTATGTTATTATTTCGGTCTAAGGCTAAATGACGGTATTGATATGTAATCTTTTCTTTGATTCTAAATCGGTAGCTAGGGTTGGATATCCTATAGATGTCTTCAGGGCTTTCGTATGGAGTTACATTATCCCAATTATCTTCTATAAGGATAGACCATTGTACAGTTTCACCATTGAGGTATCTCTTGACAAGATTTACCTCGAAGGCTTCATAGCATGTGTAGTTGTCAGATATCATTGTTTCACCTTTGTAGTTAAGGTTAATTCACCATCAAGAAGTTTGTGAGATTCTGAGAAGGTCACCTCACACTTTTGTTCTAAGCAATCGTGGATACGATCTGCAAGGTTTCTCCAGTAGCCTGTTCCACTGATACCGCCTACTGCAGCCTTTATAACGATGGCTTCGTCATGGGATATCTTTAAGCTATGCTTAGTCTCTTTTGATGTATTAACGTGTTCCATTGTATTCCTTTGTGTAGACTTCACCTGTCAGACCACATTTGTCGATATCATCAATGGTTATTTTGAAGTCTTCATGGAACACTTCATACATTGCTGAACAGAGTTCTCGGGCAGTGCCACCCCCAAGGATACTTCCTGTCAGGTATGCAAGCAGGATTGCTTCTTCGTGGGTTACTTCAAGGGTATGTTTAGCTATCACAGTGGTTATTAAGGTGTTTCATAATGTATATAAGAAAATAAATAAAGGATGTTGTAGGAGACACCGTTTGAAGGGTGTCATTACCATGGGTATGCTAACGTCCGGCGAGAGCTTCTCGGATGTTATCTAGGATATCACGCATGACTTTGTAGTTAGCTCCTTCTTCTGTTTCATCTGTTATGAGTTTTGGGATGGTCATGTTCCATGAACACATATCTTTGAAGAGTTTAAGCTCTTTGGCATTCTCAAAAGTAACTTGTATGGTTACTGGTTGGAATTCTTGGGATGGGTTTACTACGATTGTCTTCATTTGGATTCTTTAGTTAGTGATAGTGATAGAGATTTTTTCATCGGACTCTCTCCACTCGAACTCTTCATCGATGAAGAATTCAAGGGAACCGTTACTTATGTAGCCATCTTGGTTTACTCTGATATACCCGTAGTTAGTTGCGAAGACATAACTTAAGCCTTCTTCTATAGTTTTGCATAAGATCCACTTGTTTAGTGGTGGGGTTCCTTTTTGGAATGTCTCTGTAGACTCCCCTTTAGTTATGATAGCATAGGCATTGGTCATCTCATTCTCCTTTACTTATTACATTCGTTAGTCAATGACACAATCATACACCCCTGTGTACTCGATAACGATACCATCAAACTCATTGTTTGAGCAGAGGGCTTCGAGAAGTTCTACTTTTGGGGCAGATGCATAGATGATGGTCTCACCGTTGACGTCTTTGGCAATGATATGACCGCAACCTTGTTCAGTCAAGGCAATGATCATTTGCTTGTTGGTCATTTGATAGTCAGCACCTTGAATAGGTGTTAATAGAAGGTATTTCTTTGTCATTACAGTTTTCCTAAGTTTGGTTAATTTACAATTCACCAACAGTTACAAAAGATTTTACTACACGGATGTCAGTATGGATTGCCAGCAGACGTTGGTCGTCTACATTAGTTAGTGCATCAAGGATGTCTACGTATGGGCCTCTAATGAGGCTCACACATTTATCATCGAAGAATGATGCTACGTAGTAGAGTTCTTGTATGGACACTTGTATGCCATCTTCAATTAATCTTGCCATGTTTGTTCTCCTAAGTACTCGTGGTTGATGAATACCATAAGGTATGTGATGATTGCTGCAAAGATCATGATGCAGAGTGCAGCGGTACCCCAGTGTAGATAGCCTCCTTCATTACGTTCCAGAATATGGAGTACTGTGAAGAAGACAGTTGTGTTACAAAAGGTTATGAGAACCATGAAGAGTGTTGATAGAGTGCCCATGATATGATGCCTTTAGTTGTAGATAACGATTGAGACGTCTTTGCTTGACCACCTGTTGAGGTCTGAAGCTGAGGCATAGAGAGGGAGTTTGTCGATGATATCTCCGGAAGCACGAGAGATGATGTAGTACATAGGATACTCCTGATGGGAAGTAGTTGATGGGAAGTCTACATGGTACTTACCCCATGTAAGGGTCTCTCTGTTAACCTGAGAAAGGTAGCATTGACAAGCTGAGTCCCCACGACGACATCTGCCAAAGGTCATCCCTCACTGGACTCTCCGCAATACCTCAGTTATTCTGAGGCTTTCTGCACAGATACATCGGAATATTCTTCGGGATAATATATTCCGTCATCGTAGTCCGAGAACATATCCTGCACGATGATCTCCGCACGTTCATCTTCGGCATCTTCCTTGGTGAGGAATGCTGGTGAGATGAAATAGCCGGTGTTCTTGTTAAGAACTACCCAAGGACGTCCTGCGAATTCAGGTCTCTTGCTGTACCAAGTGGAGAGCTTGGTCTGGCATTCATTGCGATTAACCACTACTAGGTGGTCATATGAGGGATTATCCATGATGGATCTCCTGTGTGAAGATATCGTTAGTGGGATGTTTGCACAGTACTTACCCTGTGCTATGGTCTCTCTGTTACTCTGAGAAAGAGGCCTTAGTTAGGCGAACTTGTAGAACCATTTGTTGGTGTTGTTACCACCAGCAGCAACAAACTTGACTTCAACACCACGCTCTTTGCAGAGCTGTGCCATATCATAGAGTTCATTGCCCATTTTCGCTGCAATGATCTTGTTGTCACTCAAGCGACGGATCTGGCAGGTACGTGTGTTACCGTCATCACCGATAACATACAACTCACCCTTTGCTGCATTACGCTGCACATGGATGATCTTCATCGGCTCACTGATAGCGTCACCCTTGGTAGGATTAGCGCAGATGAATGTCGTCACAGGTGTCTGCTCTGTGCTGTTGTGAGCAGCAAGGATAGCGCCCATTTGGGCAAAGGACAGGTTTGCGGTACGTGTAGTCATGGTATTTCTCCGTAATGACATCCTGATGGTACCCGACCATCGGCGGTTAGAATGCAAAGACGCACTCTGATATACCCACAACAGGCATATCGGAATGTTGTCTCTTCAGGTCGTATTGGCAACATACTTGCGGTATGTCGCACAGACATTTATCACAGAATGAACGTATCTTGGATACGGTTGTAATCATTCCTAGACAGAATGCCAACACTGTAAGCCTTCCACAACAGATTGGCAGGTGATGGGGGAAGAGCACCGAGATTACCAGGATGCACCTCAGCCAACACCAAGTCAATCGCTGTTACAACGTCGTCCCAGCAGCGGTCTATTGCTGCGGTAGAACGGCGAGCGTTGTAGTAGGCTTGAGCTGTCGTACGGAGAATCATGATGTATCCTAAAAGAACACAGCAAAGGTGCTGCCAGTACGACCCGAAGCGGGTGCCGCCCACCAACCAGCGAGCGCCCAAGAAAGTCAGGGGGTGCTCAAAGCAAGCAAGGCGAACCCAAACAACACAAAAAATTTTTCCACACACAAAGAGAAGGGTACCCCAAAGAAATTCCCCCAAAAATCCATTTTCAAAAATTATTACCAAGTAATTCCCAGCCTATACCCTTCCTCTACGTAGGGATATCTTTGTCCGTAATCTCAGTCCATAACTACCCTATCGACTAAAATTACGGTCAAACTGTCTAGCCGGAACCTTATAAGGAAAATATATTTTCCACGACACAAGGACAAAAATTATCATGGCTACTAAGTCTACCAAGGGCGCTAACCTGCAGAAGCTGGAAGCACTCAGAGAAATAAAGCGGCGAGAACGTCTTGAGGTCTACAAAACAGACTTCAGAACATTCGCCAAAGAACAGATCAAGATTCTACCCAAAGATACTTCCAAAGGTTTTCTGCCATTCGAATTCAATGCAGCACAGGTCATTGCGAATGATGCTATCGAGAAGCAGTTGAAGGAAACAGGAAAAGTAAGAGCAATAATTTTAAAAGCTCGTCAGATGGGTCTATCAACATTTACTACCGCAAGGGTATTCTGGAAGAGTTACTTCAATGCACACAACAAGTCAGTCGTCATGGCTCATGATGCCGCCACATCGGACTCTCTGTTCACGATGTCTCGAAATACTATTGACAATATGCCTGAGGACTATCGTCCCAAGTTCAGAAAGTCAAATGCCAAAGAGATTATCTTTGAACACAATGACTCAGGGTATCGGCTGTACACGGCAGGAGCACCCGAAGCAGGTCGCGGTACGACACCTACAATCGCTCATCTTTCGGAAGTTGCTTTCTGGACCCATGATGTTAAGATCTTGGCGGGACTATTCCAAGGGATATCCCAAGCTGATGGTACCGAAGTAATCCTTGAGAGTACTGCCAATGGTATTGGTAATGAGTTTCACAGGTTATGGATGGGTGCTGTGGCAGGAGAAAATGACTACCTGCCTATATTCGTCCCATGGTTTCTTATGCCCGAGTATCAGAGGAAAGTCCCTGAAGGGTTTGAGTTAACCACAGAAGAAGAGATTATATCAAAGAAGTTTACCCTCAGTAACGAACAGATGTACTGGCGTAGACTTAAGATTGCGGAGTCCGGAGCAGATAAGTTCAAGCAAGAGTATCCATCAAGCCCTGAAGAAGCTTTTATTGCTTCAGGATCTAACGTGTTTAACCTTGGTAAGCTCAACACTCTGATACCCCAACCAATACTGGCAAAAAGAGAGTTTAACTTCGAGAGTTGTCTCTTCGAAGATGCTCGTCAAGGTTCTATTGAGATATTTAAATATCCGACCTTTGATGATTCTTTTGCTATAGGAGCAGACGTTGCTCTTGGTGTCGGTAAGGATTCTTCAGCTGCAGTCGTAATGAATTCCAAGAGAGAAGTCTGCGCGGTATACCGTAATAACCTTATTGATCCTTCTCAGTTCGGAGATCTTTTGTTTTACCTTGGCAGGTACTACAACAATGCTCTTCTGGCTGTAGAGTCTAACAGTATGGGTATTGCTACTCTGAACAGACTTACACAAATGAAATATGTGAACCTTTACTATCAAACAAAGATAGCTAATGTTTCAAAAGAAGACGGTATGAGGGTAGGTTGGAAGACCACTGCTCAGACCAAACCTGCAATCATTGGATTCCTTAAAAATGCCATTGAGCAAGATGACGTATGGATTCCTTCGATAGTTGTAATCAGGGAACTCATGAATTATGTTGCAGATGAGTCAGGTAAAACGAATGCTCAGTTTGGCTATAATGACGATACAGTCATTGCTCTTGCTATTGCACTCGAAGTGATCCGTACCCACGGTGATCGATTAACTAACACTAACGTACCCTTCTCGCAGAAGCAGGGTGGGTTTCAAACAGTTGAAACAAACTGGTTATAAAAGAGGATTAACATGTCAGGCGTTCAAAAACAAACTCCGGAACAGAATAAACAATTGGCTTCTTTGATTAAGCCCAAACCAATGGGAAAAGTATTGGACACTGCTAAGACTTCCAAGTCTGAACGTACACTACCAATCCGTGGTCGATAAAACTAAAATCAAACAATCTTCGATAGGCTCAAACCCTGTCTAAAGGAAGATTACTCCCCTAATACACCTACCGACGTGGTATTATTGAGGAGTGTAATTTTGCACTTCATGGTCATAATTACAAAGGAAAATATATGACAGAAGCAATTATCGGTACACCTTCAGTGGTGGGTTTTGGTCAAAACAACAATGACAATTTTGGTGATCAGGCGCGTCTTGCCATGACTATCGAAGCCAACGAACGTACTCGTGACGTTATGTTTGGACAACGTTTTGAATCAAAACATTTGAATGACAGTATTTTTGCTAACGGTATTGCGATCGAAAAGATTGCAGCCGCAAGTGAACTCGCAACAGAAAAGACTGCTGCAGCCAGTCAACTCGCTATCGAGAAGACAGCAGCTGCTATGCAGTTGGCTATTGAAAAGACAGCCGCAGCGCAACAACTCACAACGGAAAAAGTGGCTGCAGCCCAGCAACTGACCTCCGAAAAGATTGGTGCTGCTCAGATTCTTGCCACAGAGAAAACCTCTGCTGCAGGAGTCTTGCTGGCAACTCAGAACCATGCCTTGGCATTGGCTCAGGCTGCAGAATGTTGCTGCGAAGTAAAAGAATTGGTAAGTGCAGAAGCTAATCGCACTCGTGACTTGATTAACGCAGGTGTTACTCAAAATTTGCGGGATGCGCTCCTTGCTGCACAACGGTTTGTACCTCTCACGGTTACCGTTCCCCTACCATAAGATTATCCCTTGTGTCCTGCGTTGGTAACTCGTGCACGGATTAAAAGTAGTTACACGGTGCTAGTAATGGATATGATAAACCATCATACGGCACCACCTATTCAGGTCATTGTTGACCTTGTTTGATTGAATGAAGGAAAACAATGATCACAAACGGACGTCTTACCGCCGGTTACAAAGAAAAAGTAACTGACGAAGAACTGATTAATACAGTTGAAGCTGGTATCATGAACTCGGTTGGGGACTTCCTCAACAGTTCTGACATGGCCAGAGAGCGTCAGAAGGCTACCTATGAATACGGTATGCTTCCTGAAGGGCATTTGTCTCCTCAGGGCGTCTCTCAAATAGTTTCTTCGGACACTGTAGAAGCAGTTGAAGGGTTTACAGCTATTATTGCTGAACTCATGTTCAATAACAACAAGCTTGCTCGGTTTGTCCCCACAGGAACTCAACCAAAAGACTATCACAATGCTAAAGTAGCGGGTGATATGGTAAACTACACTATCTTCAAGCAGAATAATGGCTGGGAAATCCTCAATACGTGGACCAAGTCAGCTCTTCTGTGGAAGAATTCTATTGTTAAATGGGATTTTGTTGAAGACTTCGACTATAAATTCGAAGAGTATGATGAGATCAGTCAAGATAACCTTGATGTACTCCTTGCTGAACCTAATGTAGAGATTGTCGGTGACCTCAAGTATGACAACAAGCTCATTACAGGTGAAGATGGGCAAGCTTCCTACGGAATTGTCTACAAAGAAGTCCGTCTGAAGAAGAAAACTGAGAAGAGCAGGGTACGAATCAAGAATGTACCTCCAGAATGCTTCCGTATCACACGTGATGCACACAATCTGGACGATGCTGCATTCGTAGGTATCCAAACTGACCTGACTCGGAGCGATATTCGAAAGCTTTGGCCCGATATGGCTGACGAAATTGACTGGCAGCAGATTGGTGATGGCTCTGCATCATGGAATACCCGTTATACCGAAGAACAGGCAGCACGTAAGCGTCTGACCGGACAAGAATACTGGATGGGTGGTCATTCTAAGGAGCTATTTCCTGCAGAAGCAAATCAAATGATCGTTACTATTGAATGCTGGATCAGAATTGACCGCGATGGTGATGGTATTGCTGAACTTAAGCACCTGATTCTTGCCGGAAACAAAATTTTGCTCGAAGAAGACGTAGATAGTATCCCTTTGGCCACACTCTGCCCATTTGAGGTGCCTCACGAGTTCTTTGGTCTGTCAGTTGCTGACATGATTCGCCCTTCTACTCTTGCTTCCACGGCTATTCTGCGTGGATTCGTCGAAAACGTATATCTGACTAACTATTCTCCAAAACTGGCTGACCCTAACGTGGTTGACTTCAGTGCTTTGCAGAATATGAAGCCAAAACAGATTATTGCTACCAATGGTAACCCCATGGCAGCTGTTGCGCCACTAAGTCCTGACACAATCAGTACTGGTACGGTGCCTTTATTGGAAGCTTTGCAACTACATAAAGAACAATCAACCGGACTGTCAAAAGCGGCACAAGGTTTAAATGATACTCTTTATGTTTCGGGTAATTCCGAAGAAAAGATGTCTCGCGCTATGTCGGCAGCACAGGTCCGCATACAATACATGGCTCGTAGGTTTGCTGAGACCGGATTCAAGCGTCTGGCTGAAGGCATCTACATGATGATGCGTGATAAGTTCCGTGGTCGTGAGATTAACTATTACGATCAGAACAACTTCATGAAGTCTATTGATCCGTCTATGTTACCGGATAATATGCTGATGTTTGTTGATGCAGACGTAGGTGAGAACAGCAACAGTAACGTAATTAAGAAAATGCAGATGGTTGGTCAGCAGCTTATCCCCGCGCTACAGCAGGCGGGTGCAGGCTCTGCAGTGGACCCATCTGCCGCTGTAAAGATCGCATGTAAAACTCTGGAAGCTATGGACTTGGATCCTCTTGACTTCCTTGTTGATTATACTGACCCCAAGTTTATTCAACAGGCACTGCAGTCCCGTCAAGCTGAACAGCAAGCCGGAGAGAAGCAAAAGGCTCTTGAAGAACAAGCTAAACAGATTGATCTTTTGCAGCGTCAGGCCACACTTACCCTCACGAATATCCAAGCGAAGAATGCCATTCAAGATAACACCAAACAGCTTATGGTTGCTATTGACAAGTCTTATCAAGAGTGGGCCAAGCTGTATATTTCTGCAGGTAAAGAAGGTATTGAACTACCTGATCAACCGAATATCATGGACATCCTTAAACAAGCTAAAATGGTTATTGATGCCGATATTCATAACGACGGTTCATCACCCGCCGGAGCACCCGCTATTCCTGAAGTGAATGGTCCTGCTGCAGCAATGAATCAACCACAACCAACAATGTAAGGTAATTAATGGATAAGTATCGCAAGGCGTTTCAAGAGAAAGTAAAGCCTAAGATGAATCATGAAACAGGTGAAATGAAAGTTGAACCATTCCGTGATGCCCAACAAGCTCTTCGTAGAGCTACCTTCGTCAAGACCGAGCGTGAGATGTTCTTTAATGACGCGTACGCGGAGATCCTCTGTGATCTCTTCGTTACGTGGCTTAAGAGCGAGCCTCATGCAACCAAGGAGCGTGAATTCCTTTACGCTTCTGCTATGGCTCTTGGTGAAGTAAAGTCCCGTATGATCAATATTGAAACATATGGAAACAACATGAAATTTATCGAGCAAGAAGGCTCTGACAAGGTAGATAACGAATGAATGAATATCAAACAGCAATCCAAACTCTTGAACGATCGCGTAAAGAGCTTATCCATGACATTGCTGAGTCAGGTAACAACGGCGGTATTGGCCGATCACAACAATATGCGAATGTTCTGGTAACGATTCAAAATGCAATCGATATCATCGAACGACTTGATGGGCAAGAGGCCCCTAATCCTGTTCCCGCAGTATCTCCCGCAGACCGTATGGCTGCAGTGCGTGCCGCAAAGAACAAATAATAAGACACAAAGGTAATATACAAACATGCTAAATACACTCTCTACTTCCACACCCGCATCTGAGATTTCCTCTGCGAGCTTTGGAAATGACGGTAGTTATAGTGCAGAGGGCGAATCAAAAGCTCTTGCCGACATTATGCGTAATTCTCCTGCAGCAGCCCTGCTAGGACTTGACGCAGAATCTCCAAGCAATGAAGAGACAAATGATTCCACTCCGGAAGACACATCTGTAGAACAAGAAGCCCAAGAAACAGATGAGTCCTCCGAAAATGACCTAGATGAAGATAAGACAGAAGAATCAACTGATGAAGAAAAGTCCGGCGACGATGATACGTCTACCAACGCAGACTTGCCTTCCGAAGAAGATATCGACTGGGAGTACAAAGTACCTGTTACCGTTGATGGTAAAACAGAATACAAGACACTCGAAGAAATCCGTAAAGGTTTTCAGACTGATCAGCATCTATCTCAGAAGGGGCGCGAACTTGGTGAATTGAAGAAACAAGTTGAGCAAGAACGTGCGGAAAAACTTCAAGAAGTAATTACTCTTGGAACTGCTCTTAATGAAGAGTATACCGCCGCAGAAACTTCATTGGCTAATAAATATCAAAAACTAAAAGCAGATATTGACAAAGCCAAAGAAGATGGTGACTCCTATACGGCACGAGAACTCAAGGATGAACTTGAGACCGTGCAAGAACAGTATTGGGGTGTACGTAATAAACGAGAAGCACAGTTAAAAGCTGTTGCTGAAAAATGGCAAGCTGATGCGCAAGCTCAGGCACAAGAATCGCTGAAGAAATATAACGAAACAATCAAGGATTTCGTTCCAGACTACAATGAAAAAGTAGCTGTTTCAGTACGAGACTTCGCAATCAAAGAGGGTATTCCTGCAGCACTGCTAGAATCCATCTATGAACCTGCTGTTGTAAAGTTTATTAACGACTACCGTAAACTCAAAGGTGCAAAAGAAACCGGAGAAGTAAAACGCAAGCAAACTACTCAGACTAAATCTGTCCCGCTTAAAAACGGAGGTCAGACCAACTCTCAGAAGAAAGCTGCTGATACATCTTTGCGTAATAAAGTCCTGTCGGGACAAGCTGATGCAAAGTCTCAAAACGATTTTCTTAAAAGCATTTCTTCCATAAGCCGAAAACTCTAACTATAATTATGTAAGGATAAATTAAAATGGCTGGTAATACTTTTCAAACTGGCGGCCCTAAGGCCGTTGCTCGCTCGTCTGGCGCAACTGGTAACGCAGGTAACGTTTCCGAGCGCGAAGATCTGGCAAACTTCATCTCGATGATTTCTCGTGATGAAACGCCCTTCTTGTCGTCTATCGGCAAGACAAAGGCTACTGCAGTTTTCCATGAGTGGCAAACTGACGAATTGGCAACCCCCGCATCGTCTGCGGTTGCTGAAGGTGTGTCTTACTCCACCGTTACTGGTGCTCAACCTGCAGAGTTGTTCCGTACTCGTCTGGGCAATTACACCCAAATCAACAGCAAAACTGTTACCGTTACTGGTACCAAACGTGCGGTTGACCAAGCTGGTGTTGCTGATGAATACGCATACCAACTGAAGAAGCGCGGCACTGAAATGCAACGTGACGTTGAATACGATTTGGTTGGTTTCCAATCATCTAACGGTTCCGGCACACGTACCTTCGGTGGCTATGCTTCGTGGGTTAACTATCCACTGGCTTCGTCTGGTACTGCTCTGTACGTTGGTACAGGTACTTATACTCCTCCTACCAACGCTGGTGGCGGTGTTTCTGGTACTTACACTACTGGTGTTGGCGCTTCCTTGACTCTGTCGCACATCGACCAAGTTATGCAAGCAGTGTATGAGCAGGGTGGTAAGGCTACTCGCTTGATGCTGTCTCCGGCCAACCGTCGTGTGTTCTCTGCCAAGGCTCAATTGGGCGGTTCTACGACCTCCAATCCCGGAGATGGTAACGCACGCCGTAACATCGACGCTGATGGCAAACTGCGTCAGTCCGTCGAAGTGTACATGAGTGACTTCGGTGACATCATGGTTGTACCTAACTACATCATGGGTATTTCGCGTACTCTGACTGGTGTTGCTGGCGGCGGTGCTAACTGGGCCGGTATGGTTTACGATCCTTCGTGGTTCTCTTGGGCCTCTCTGCGGCCTCTGCAAGAAGTTGACTTGGGTCAGCTTGGTGATTCTATCATCGGTCAGATTCTGCAAGAGGGTACTCTTGAGTGTCGCAATCCGAAAGGAAGCGGTTTAATTCTCGGTCTTTCCGGTACGTAATCAATAATAAGGGAGGGAGAAATCCTTCCCTTATTTCATTTAAGGATACACATGTTTGGATTAAAAATTACTCAAACAAACGGTACATCCGAAATTATTTCAGACACAAATTGCATTGCTATTCAATTCTCTGCACCAGCACTTTCAAGCGGCTCTATTCTGCAGCCAGCCAAGATTGTCGGCGCAATGTATTCTAAGCTTGTAACCACAACTCTGACGTATTTCAATGATACTGTTGCTGCATATACTGGCGCTAACGTCCGGTACGAATACGGCGAACTCTCTGAAGCTGGCTCTTTCCGAGTTATTGCTTCCAACTAATCACGTTACGATAGTTTACTAACGTAACCTATAAGGACACATATGGGATTTCTATCACAAGACGGTAACGCTAATAGTTTCCGTGTAAACACAAATGAGCGAGACTTTCAGCTTGCTCAGGACGTATCAGCTTATAAGGCATACGCAGAACGCTCTCGTCAGGAAGATGAGACTGCTTCCTCCAAACGACAGTATCGTTCGTTTGCTATTATTCCGGACATCGTATCAATCGATATCCTCACAAAATACCACATCAATATTCATGATGAAGAAACCATGAAGGATCCTGTCCTTATGCGTCGATTCAAGAATATTATTATCTCTGAATACCCGCATCTACTGACAAGTAATGTGAGATCTGCTTAAGGAGCATCATGTCAACAACAACCCAATATAACGCTCTGATCGAGAAGGTCCGGAGCTGGAGTAATAAACCAGAAGGAGCCGCACTCTCAGACAGCGTTATTGAAAGTTGTTTGTCGTATGGTGCTGATGATTGCTATAAAATCCTGAGGATTCCTCCGCTGGAAACCTCAGTTGAGTATACTGTAGAGACTGCAGATAACGTAGGTGATGGTGATATGACTAATAGTATGTACAACAGTGCATACACCTCTTTTGCTATCCCCACAGACCTTACTGAGTTTATTTTCCTCAGAACTAAAGTAACAAGCTCAAACACAATGTCGTCTAATCGGGTCTTCAATGAGATTACTGATCGACGTGCTTTCTTTGATATCTTCTCTGAGACGTATTCCTCCTATAACTGGATGTGGTCTGAAGGTAAAATCTTTGTCCGTCCACAGCTTCCCGTAGGGACAGTCCTGCAGATAGGTTACTATCGCCGACTTCCCGCGTTAGATGCCTTGTATTCTGTTGTACCAACTAACTATACGGTTGGTATTGCTGACGCCACACAACCATACCTTGCGGTAGGTGTCTCATCCGATACCCCATTGTATCTGTCAACCTCCGGCTCAGTAACCCTTTGTTTTGCTACATTAGCGGAAGCAACCTCATATAACCCCGTAGTAACCACAAAGTACTTTACGGGTAAACCTGTACCGAATTGGCTGAGAGACAGTAATGAACAGCTCCTTCTGTGGTCTGCCCTGAGTCATATTGGTGGATTCCTTATGGATGACGTAATGGAAAAGAGATTCATGATGAAGGCAGCTAACGCAATGGAACTCATGAACAGAGAAGAGAAGATGCGCAGGGCTCGTGGTGGTAACGTACATATCGGTTTTAACGCTAACGGTCTTATTTAAGGAGTCTTATGGGATACACAACAAAAACAGGCTCCACAGGTAGTAACGCCGCCGGAGGTCAGTACGATAATGGAGCAGGACCATCCTCGGCTAATGGCTCCTCAATAGTAGAGGCCGCTGCTTCTCTTGCATCTGCAGCAAGTACATCCGCAACTAATGCCTCTAATAGCGCATCTGCAGCAAGTACATCCGCAACTAATGCCTCTAATAGCGCATCTGCAGCAAGTACATCTGCTACTAATGCAAATAACAGTGCCATTGCCGCTGCCGCCAGTGCTTCTGCTTATACACCCTCAAGCGCAGCACCTTTAATTAATGGTACCGCCACTGCGGGTGTTTCTACGCTTTATACTCGTGGAGATCATGTCCATCCAACAGATACAACCAGAGCACCTGTAGCTAGCCCTACATTTACGGGAGTAGTGACCCTAGCGCAGGATCCTGTGAGTGCTCTTCAGGCTGCAACAAAGCAATATGTTGATAACTCAGAGCTTGCTGGCTTCCGTAACGTTTTAATTAATGGTGACTTCAGGGTTTCTCAACGTGGCTCAAGCTTTGCAACAACTCCAGACACCGCTCCAACACCAGTGTATTGCGCGGATCGTTGGTATGTTGTACACGACAGTACTACGGGTAATGCAGGGTCATGCACCAACCCTTTGGGTCCCAATAACGTTACAGGTATGCCGTATGGAAACGTATTCAGGATGACTGCAGGCACGAATACAAAAGTACTTAACGTCCATCAGCGTATCGAAGCACTCAATAGCAGGCACTTAATTAATAAAACAGTAACACTATCGTATTGGGTATACCACGACAACGTTAGCAACTACACCGTCACACCAAGGATTGGATACAACTCCGGTGCAGCGGATGTGTTTACATTGGCGACAATCGTAGACATCTCAGGCACAGGTAGCTCAACCTCTATTCCAACAAACACTTGGACCAAGGTCTACAAAACTGTAACTATCCCTGCAGCCGCAACAAATGGTTTGATTGTCGATCTGGCTTACCAAAGTGGTCCTGCAACTGCCATGGGTGTTGGTAAGATGCTTTCCTTTGGATTTGTTCAACTTGAAATTGGCTCTGCTGCTACCGAGTTTGAACACCGTCCTTATGGTACGGAGTTGGCTTTGTGTCATAGGTATTACTACAGATTTTCCGCCAATGGGGCCGCAAACTCACCTGTGTTTACTGCCTCCGCTTATTCGTCTACTCAGATCTACGGGGTATTTTATTTCCCCATAGCTATGAGAAGCAATCCAATTTTTAGCCAATCTGCGGCAACACATTTAACTTATTTTGCTACTGGGGGTGTTTACCCTGCAACCACTATAATAGGCACAGTTAACACCCCTAACTGCTCAGAATTAGCTTTTAATTTGACATCAGGACCTACTATTGGCGTTTCTGGTTGGTGGAGATTTAGCCTCGGTACGGCCTGGATTGATTTTTCTGCGGAGGTATAATGCAAGAAATATTTAGCTATTGGCTCTCATTCCATTTCTTTGCTCCATTTATTCTTTGGGCTGGATACCTCTTGTTCTTCGATATTCTTGCAGACAAGACCAGCCAATGGGATCGTAAAGTTTTCAACCCAATCGTACAAGGAATAGGCGCAATAGTCATTGCAGTAGACGTCTACGTAGACATCTTTTGGGGAACACTTCTGTTCCTTCAATGGCCTTCCGTACAGCGTCTTATGCTGTCTACTCGTATGGACGATCTGATATTGAACGGTTCAGGCTGGAGACAGTGGTTGGCAATACAAATTGTTGGAAGGTTCCTTGAGCCCTTCGACAATACAAAGCCAAAGCAACACAAAACTTACGGACTCTTCAAATGAAATTTTTGGAACTCATAACCGATCATGCTACAGGGAAGCTCCGAGAAACCTCTCTGTGGTCTAACATAGGTAAAGCAGCTATGACATGGGCATTCATATTCACGGTACTTAAAGGTAGTGGAACTGAATGGCTTTGGATGGCATACGGTGGAATAGTCGTCGCACATGAGTCTGTGGCCAGATTCTTCAATCAGAAACAACAAATACTAGATAAGGAAAAATAATGTTCGACATCCTAAGTGGTGGCGTATTCGGGACACTGCTTGGTGGTGCTTTCCGATTATTCCCCGAAATAATGAAGTTCTTTGATAAGAAGAATGAGCGAGAGCATGAGCTGAAGATGTTCCAAGAACAGTCTGCGCTTGAGAAAGTTCGCGGAAGTATTCGTTTGGAAGAGATTGGTGCTCAACGTAATGCAGATGTAGATGTTGGTGCTATGGCAGCATTTAATGCGGCTATCACACAGCAGACCGAAATGGTTAAGGTATCCAGTAAGTGGATTGCGGATATGTCTGCAGCAGTACGTCCTCTGGTCACATATCTTGTGGTTGGCCTGTACTTGTGGTTCCATGTGTATACTGTTCTTACCACAGGTCTTGGCACTGCCGAGATCTTTAAACTGATCATGACACCGGACTTTACTGCATTGGTATCCGGTACTATTAACTACTGGTTCTTGGACCGGACTTTAACAAAGCGAGGTTTATAATGGAAATTTTAGGAGTAGAGGTGCTACATGCTGTCGTATTCGGAACATTTGCGGTTATGGGGTGGCTTATGAGAACTCTTTGGGAGAAGACTGAAAAGACTCAAGAACATATTACAGAGTTAAAGGAAAAGTTGCATGACAACTACACCCGAAAAGATGACTTCAAAGATTTCAAAGATACACTAATGCAGATGCTTACACGTATTGAAAGTAAGATAGATAACAAGGCGGATAAACCCTGATGGATACTGAACCCGCAAAAGCACTTTGTGTGAGGTTTGAAGGGTTCAAATCTAAACCCTACCTATGTCCAGCCGGAGTACCTACAATAGGTTTTGGAACAACATTTTATCCGGATGGTCGCAGAGTAACCCTTCAGGACCCTCCATGTACAATGGATCAGGCCGTATCTTGGCTTGATATAGAATTACGTAAATGTCTGTCCTCTGTTCTGAGATTATGCCCTAAGTTAACTGACATTAATATACTTAATGCTTTGATTGACTTCGTATATAATCTTGGATCAGGACGTCTACAGACATCAACTCTGCGCAGAAAAATTAATGCAGAACAATGGGATGAAGCCATACTCGAGATCCTTAAATGGAATCGTGGTGGCGGTAAAATACTTGCGGGACTTGTCCTGCGCAGACAGGCAGAAGCTCTGTTAATTAAACAAAGGAAAATATAATGGCAAAATGGGTACGCTCAGGTGTCTTGGACAGTGGTCTGAATGACATCAAAACTAATGCATCTACAATGTTGCTTATCTCTGCATACGCTGCAGGAGACTCTTACGCAACTGTAACGGCAAATAAACTTAACGCAGGTGTTGCAATGGTGTCAGGTGACTACACTCTTGCTTCTTCAGGCTCTAACCGCACATTGACGGTAGCTGCTGGTAAGACTGCAACAGCCACGGCTTCTGCTACTGGTACTCCTGACCTGCATATTGCTTTCACGGACGGTACTGCAAACGTTATTTGGGTTACTGATGAAACGTCTAACCAAGCAATTACTTCTGGTAATACTCTGACCTTCCCTGGCCCAGTATATACCTCTAACCAACCTACCTAATACATATGCTACTACTAACCTCAATAAGTGACATCATCCGTATCACTACTGCTACTGCTACGTCAACCATTGAGGTGCATGCTAGCTATGTAGATGTGAACGGTACAACAATCACACCCGCACGAACTAATACTCGTATTACTACTGCGGCTACAACAACAATTGTTGGTAGCCCTGCCTCCGGTGCTCAACGAAACGTACGAGCTATATACATCACTAATAACAGTACAGAAACTTCCTGCGTTGTTGGTGTAGAACACTTTGATGGTACTAACTCTGTTGAGCTTATGCAGTTCCCGTTATTGCCCGGAGAAAACATGGGTTATCGGGAAGATGGCTCATGGGTTCACCGTGATCAGAACGGCGCTGAGTATCCTCCGTCAGGACTCGGAAACTATAACGGCATGAATATTGGCTTTATGAAGACAAGTACAGCCCCTGACGTTGCCGGATGCTGGTATTGTACCTCTAAAGATGCAGGTTATCCCGGAGCATGGGCCCCCGGAACGCCCGGAGTTAATGGCCGTGTTACTGATGGTACCACCACAGCTGACTTCGGATGTATCCCCATCCCAAATGCTTCTACAGGCGCTAACTATTTGACTGCCCTTGAAATGGCCGCAAGTGTAGTTCACACCAATGACTTTTTTGATGTACTATGGGTGAACTCTGGTCTGGTAGTAACTACCATTACGGCCCAAGCTATAACCACACCAACACTTCCTCCTAGAGATGTTAACGGTGCAACGTCTGGTGAGGGCTGTACTATTGCAATGTTGTTTACAGCTGCAGCAACCAACGCTGCTGCAATTGCAAATACAACAGTTAGCTACACTAATAGTGCAGGTACAGCAGGGCGAACAGCCACACTGTCGGCTATTGCAGGATCACAAATACCTGCTACACCCGTTATCGGTACTATCGTATGGTTCCAGCTCGCCGCCGGAGACAAGGGTGTTCAGTCTATTCAGTCAGTTACTCTTGGTACTTCTCTGGTTACAGGTTCTATCAGTATGATGATCTGCCGCGATATCAGTAAAATTGGTACTGCAGTAGTCAACGTATCTACACCTAAAACAATTGGCGCTCCCGGAATAAGACTTTATAACGGTACATGCATGCTACATAACATACTTGCTTCTGCTGCTACGGCGACATTCTTCAGTGGTTCTTTAGCTGTGATGGAGAAATAACAATGATACTGGTTGGCACTAAAAATGGTATAACCGAAGTCTGTGTCAGCATTGACCCTGACTACCTTCAAACACTGCAGGATATGTACCCTGAGTTAAACTTCAGTGAACAACTGGAAAGCCAACCTGCTCCTACCTCTACACCAGTTATTGGTAAAGTAATGAGTAGGTTGGAGTTCCGCAGGTTATTTACTGCTTTGGAGCGCATCTCTATAGACAACGCTCCTGAAAGTTTATTACTTCCTTTGGAAGCAAGAGCAGCAATGCGCACAATGCTCTCTGACTTGTCAGTAGCGGAGCAGGTTCATCTTGATGATCCTGATATTATTAGTGGTGTTACGTTTATTGCAAGTCTTGGATTGATAGCTCAAACAAGGGTAGCAGAAATACTTGGCACCTAATGTTAACGGTTTGTAATTACAGGGAGTAACTTATGCCAACAATCATCGGCGCTCCCGTTACAGGTAACTCAGCAACGGGTAACCTTGCCTTAACCAAGACGCTGACCGCAGGGAGCACACTGCTACTTGCAATCTCGGAATATAACAACGGCACAGGTACAGGTATACCCACTGTTAGCGGTGGTGGTACTTGGTCGCAGGTTGTCTCTGGAAATGTTGTAGCATTCCACAATGCAGTCAGCATCTGGAGACTTGATGGTGTAGCGGCTGGCAGCACAACCATTACCATCACTCCTAACAACACCAATGATTCTTTGGGTGGTGTACTAACGGAGTGGACCGCGCTTGCTGCTGTAGATAAATCCTTGGGTGGTGGTGCTTTTGGGGCAAACCCAACAATCGGCCCGACAGCTGCTACAACAACTGCATCAGAAGTTGTATTTGCAGTTTGGGGCGATGACTCACTATCGCGTACTGGCGCAACAATCCCTGCAACGGGGTATACCAGCGCAGGGAGCATATCAACCAACACATCGCTCGCTGCTGACTACAAAATTGTTTCTGCCACAGGTACGCAAACAGCATCTTGGGGAACGCTGACTTCTGCCGATCAGTGGTCTGTTGCTATTGCCACCTTTGCCGATGGTGGGGCAACTGCCACTACTCTCACAGGACCTACAACAGGTAACGTAAGTGTAGCATCCACAAACTTTACAGTCGGCGCAAATGGTCCAATATCAGGTACTGTCGTAGTAACGCCTAACGATGGTGCAGGTGGAGGAACCTTCACGCCTACAACGGTAGGTATCAGCACAGGGTCTCCCACAGGAACCTTCACTTATACCCCTGCCAGCGTTGGTGCCAAGACGATCAGTACAACTAACGGTGGTGGTTTATCTAATCCAACACCAATAACATACGTATCAGTAACGCCACCTACACCCACGGATAAAGTAGGTGTATTTGATGAGTTACTACGGTATGAAACTTTCTTTGACAGCACACAAGTTCCTGCAGCATGGTTCTCTTATGAGCTTATTGGAGGAGCAACCTCGGGCTCGGCTCTTGTAGCAAGCCCTTCAAATCAAGCAGCAACGTCAGGAACTGGAACAGTATCACAAGTACAGATCCTTGTATCGGTTAATGTTTCCGAAGCTTCTACCTCAGGCACTGGAGCTATAACTCAGAATCAGCTTCTTGTTGGTGCTCCGGCATCACAGTCTGCAACTTCTGGTACAGGTATTATCTCTCAGGCATCTTCAGGTGTAACTCTCGTTTCAGCTAACAGTACGCAGGATCAAACCTCGGGTACTGCAAACATAATCCAAACGCAGATAATGGTTGGATCAGGTGCTTCTCAGGCACCAACCAGTTCCGCAGTAACAATATCGCAGAATCATTCGTTGGTTAAAGCAGATTCGTTACAGGCATCCACTTCAGGTACTGGCGTAGTAACACAGGTACAGATTCTTGTATCGGCTAATTCTTCAGAGGATTCTACTTCAGGAACCGGAACAGTAGCTCAAAACCATATACTTGTAAAGGCAGACTCCACACAGGCGTCCACCTCGGGTACTGGTGTTATCTCTGTTATTGGGTCTCTTGTTGTAGCAAATAGTACTCAAGACCAAACTTCGGGTACAGGAACAGTAACTCAGAATCATGTACTAGTTCATGCCAACTCCTCTGAAGCTTCTACTTCAGGGACTGGTGTAGTAACCCAAAACCATATATTGGTTGGTGCAGGTTCAAGTCAGTCAGCAACGTCTGGAACCGGAGTAATAACGGCTGGTAACGGTCTTGTTGCTGCAACATCCACACAGGATCAAACCTCAGGAACCGGAGCAGTAACACAAGTGCAAATACTTGTGGCAGCAAACGTTTCAGAGGCTTCTACCTCAGGCACTGGTGTAGTAACTCAGGTTCAGTTACTTGTCTTTGCAAACAGTACCCAAAACCAGACTTCTGGCACAGGAGTCATTAGCCAGTCGTCTTCAGGTATAACTCTTGTATCTGCAAACTCAGATCAGGCTGCATCCTCTGGAACTGCTGCAGTAACTCAGAACCATATCCTTGTCAAAGCAGACTTATCGCAGTCGGCTTCGTCAGGCACAGGTGTTATGGGTGTACCTCAGTTGGTGGCTGCAGACTCTACTCAAACAGCAACATCCGGCACAGGATCTATAACGGTATTCCGCAATCAGACTCTTGTAGTCACTGATTGGTCTAACAGCTATCAGTACAATTTGTCCGGATCAGGCGCTATTACCCAAAATCATCTGGTGGTATCTGCTACTGCGTCTCAGGTAAATTATTGCACAACTAATATCGTTGGTAACAACGTTATACTTGTTGGAGCAGGTAGTTCTCAAAGTGCAAACTCCGGAACGGGTATAGTAAGCAAAGCATCTACTCTGCTTGCAAGCTCAAGTAATCAACAAGCATCCTCAAGCGCACCGCCAGCTTCTGCAGTACAAGTATTAATTACAAATACTGCATTGACGTCTTGGACGGTACCCTCTAACTGGACTTCTGCAGGAAGTACTGTTGAGGCTATTGGCGCTGGTGCTTCGGGTACCAGTCCGTTTACTGCCGTTAACGTAGGACAAGCTGGAGGCGGTGGTTGCTACGCTAAAATAAGCAATGTAAGTCTAACCGCAGGAGATGTAGTAGGTATCTCAGTTGGTCCTACAACCACAGCAGAAAGTAATAATGGTGGTGACACATACTTCCAATCCACTTCAACGCTACTAGCTAAGGGTGGATACCGTGCGGGGTCAGGGTTCAGCTCTCAGATATCAGCTTGTGTTGGAGACGTTAAATACGCCGGAGGAGGTGGTGACGTCGGAGGTAATGACGCCGGAGGGTCCAATGCAGGTGGCTCAGGCGGTGGTGGAGCAGCAGGACCTAACGGAGCAGGAGCTAATGGTGTAACCGGAAGCTTTGTTAATGTTGGTGGAGTCTATTCCGGCGGAGCAGGAGGTCGCGGAGGTAACAGCCTTGGTGGTCTGGCTGGTGCTGCTGGTAACTCATCTAATAGCGGCGTAGGTGGTAATGGGGGTAACGGTACCGAATGGGGTTCTGTTGGTTCTGGTGGTGGTGGCGGTGGCGGTGCTGCCTCTATTTCTTATCTTGGAGCAGCATTGCCCGGAAATGGTGGGCTCTATGGCGGCGGTGGGGGTGGTGCAAGCACACTGTCTGACCAATCATCGTTTGGAACTGGCGGTCAGGGTATCATTGTAGTTACTTACAACCCTACAGGTAGCCTCGTTGTAACCCAAAATCACCAGCTTACAAAACTAAACGCAGACCAGTACTCAACCAGTTCTGCAAACGCAGTATCACAATCACAATCATTTGTGGCTGCAGGTTCGACGCAGAATGCATCTTCAGGTGCAGGTAATGTCACAGTATCTCGTACGCTTGTTGCAGCAAATTCTAATAATAGCAACAATAGCACGGCAAATACCCTTACGCAGAATCATGCTCTAGTCGGAGCCTTATGCGGACAGTCCGGAAGTAGTACTATTAATAGTATTATACAGGGTCATGTATTAACGTCTGCTGACTGCTTTGAGATTAATACCTCAGGAAATGATCAGACAATAGTGTACTGTTTTGGATTCAGTACAAGTAAGTATAAGGTCGAAGTACCTAAACAGATTAATCTAACTTCGGTTAAACCTCCTCGGGTTTCTGTGGGTGTACCAACCCCTATCTATTTAACAAGTCTCAAACCAATAAACAACAAGGTATCTGTACCAAAGGAAAACTATAATGGCTATACTCGCAACGTTCGATAAGCAACCTATTGAGGTGCAAGACTACGATATCTCTTTTGTTAATTGGCTTTTAGCTCTTGCTGATTCTGCAGAGACCGTAACAGGTTCTGCAAGCGCAGGTATCAACCTGATATCCACAGAAATAGACCCCGATGGGGTTGTAAAGGTGTGGGTATCAGGAGGTACTGATGGCCAGAGCTATACTATTGTGGTAGTCGTTACTACCCTTGGTGGCAGAGTTAAACAAGCAGAGATTGTTATCAAAGTGAAGGATAAATAATGGCTCAACCAGTAAGTGATCTTGGCTCAGGGGGGTTCACGCCGGACCCTCCTTCCGTGATGCTACCACCGAACGTATTCTCAGATGTACTCAATGTACGTTTTGATGACTCTTCGGTGAGTACCACTACGGGAGAAATCCTGTCCAGAACCGTGGCGATAATTCCTGACTATGGTATCCACTGGAGACGTCCTGATCAGGGCTATAATATCTTTGCTAAGGACGGTAACATTGTCCGTGTAAATGCTGCTGGAGGTGTCTCCACAATGTTTACTGGTGGTGCTCCTTATGTTGGAGCTGACTGGCAGGGATGTACCTTTAATGGTGGCTTTGCTATTATCCTTAATGATGGAGTCAATACACCTTTGTACTGTCTCTACGGAGACCCTTCAGCAGGATCTTCATTTCAGCCTCTACCTAACTGGAACTATATTGGGGGTCTTACTGTTACTGCAAAAGTAATCAGATCCCTTAACTACTCTTTGGTTGCTGCCAACCTTAAGCTTGTTTCTGGAGGTGTAACAACATATGCTCCGGGAACTATCAGAGTGTCTGTTCAAGCAGCTACAGGAAGTATACCCACCGTATGGCAACCTGGACTAACCACGGATACCGCAGATGAATTCGAAATTAGCTCTACATCACCTGTCCTTGATATGCTTACTCTTAGGGGCAACATGTTCGTTTATTCTAGCGACAGTATTTCTATGCTCTCTATTGCTGGAACTACTCGCGTTGCTCCCTACAGCAATACTTATGGTATCCTTAACACTGACTGCGTTGTTGAGTACGATGGCAATCATTTTGTGGTTGATCGTAACGATATATACGCTCATAACGGAAGTGGACAGATAACATCCTTGGCAGAGGGCCGTGTAAAGAAATGGTTTTTCAGGAATCTTAATCAAGCAGCTATCAATAAGGTAGTTGTCGTAAAGAACCCTCAGTACAAAGAGATCTGGATATGCTTCCCTATGGGGTCATCTACATCGAACAACATGGCTCTTGTGTTTAACTTTGCTTCTAAGACGTGGACAAAGAGAACTCTTGGTAATACAACTTACGTGTTTAATGGTCCGGCCAATGTATCCAACGCGTGGCAGTACGGCAAAGAACGTCTTTATATGACCACTACAGGAACACAGACCCTGCAGACGGATGACGTGTATACTATGTGGGATGGAACTGCTCTGGCAGGATATTCCTCGTATGTCGAAAGGCTAAAACTTAACGTAGGTGATCCATCGCATAATATGGTTATAAGCTCTCTTTATCCTTTGTTTGATCGGGTACCTTCTACTGCAGCAATAACTATCAGGGTTATAGGCCAGAATAATTATACAAAAGACTATGACTTGTCAGTTGATAACGGTGGCCTTGAAGATACCTTCACAATATACCCGACCGCAGAAAATAACCAGAGCTATAAAGTGGACCCGCGAGTGTCAGGTCGATTAATCAATTATCGGATAACATCCACGGACTACTGGCGTATACCTACTTTGTATATTGACGCCAAGCCAACAGCAAGGAGATAACATGCTTACAGCACCTATAACTGGTGATCAAGAATTAGATTCATTCTTGTATAATATTGGAGAAACCCTGTCCAGTTATACAGGTGTTACCACTACAGGTGGTGGAAGTAGCAGCTCATATACCAATCCTAATGCAGGTACCGCCACAGGATACCCTTACAGGTATATGCATATTAAGTATGCAGATGATAATGTCGGTACTGGTTTTGCTAATACGCCCTCTGGAAAAAAGTTCTTTGGTATATATAACTCTGACTTGAGTACTGAATCGACAAACCCAACAGACTACACTTGGATTGAGGCGTCTAACGGAGGGTTTGGTACAGGGTACGGTCTGTGGTATGTTGTTACAGCCGGACGACAATTTAACTATTATATTAGTATAACAACTCCAGGAACTTTATATAGTGTTGATGGTGGGGTTGCAATCGATCTTAATCTGATATCCACAATTGCTACCCAGTCTGCCAGAGTAGCTTACTCTTTGGTGTTTGATTACCTATCGGCATCTCCCTCCTTTTATACCTCAACAGGATCATTATCGGTGCCTCCAATTAATACTTGGTCCGGCGGTGAAACATGGTCTTCGGTTGTTCCTTACCTAAGTCCGGGATCTACTATGTATCAAATTGATGGTATATTCGATACATCTACTGGATTGACTACGTGGGGTCCACCTTATTTAGCTAAACTCAAAGTAGGAAGTCTTACTGCAAACAATATTATTGTGGGTGATGCACCCAATATTAGTGGTACTACCATGACAGGTAGCGGAGCTCTTATAAAGACTAATGGTACTTTTGCCCTTGGTGACGTTAATCGTAACGTCGTTAATAACGGTTCTGTACTTTCTATTAATGGTTTTTTAACACCTACAACATTTAGTACTTACGCTGCCGTATCTGGTACTACCACCTTTCCTGTAACAACAGTAATATCTACTCAGAGCACAGTAACACCTGTTACTATGAACAGTAGTAAATTTCTTATTAATGCTCATGGGGTTCTGAATGCATATTGGAATGGGACAGTAGAAAGAATGATCGCGGGTACAGTAGAAGTAATTGCGTACGATAATACCAAAGGTTCCTACATATATGTTACCGGATTCTACACAGTACCTGCTCCATTAGCCAGCTATGTAAACTATTTTGTTACCCCGAACCAAGCATCAAACGTAAAGATGCCTTATTCATTTTCAACTCTGGGATATTCTTTTGCGGGTACTCTATCTTATTCAGACGGTACGCCTGTAATATGGGCAGGTCATAGTATAAGTTTCAGTATAAGGATAACCACGAAATGTACTTTAGTAAATTCCCTTGGTACAGGTATAGCTGAACTTTATGGAGCACCTGACGCTAATGGGTACATAAGCATAATGGACTTTGCAATATGACAAATATCTTCGCATTAACCCAAGATCAGGTAGCTTCTAACTGGAATCGTATCTCAGAGTATCTTACCCGAGTTATTGAAACAGGTCAGGGCGAATCTTCCCTGACAGACTACCTTCGTAAGTGTCTTAATAACCAAGCAATATGTTGGGCGGTTATGACTGCGGAAGGTAATATTGTCGGAGTAGGTCTCACCGAAATCCTGCAATACAGCCAACATAAAACACTTCATATTATTGCCTTCAGCGGTGATAACTTTGATGAACAAGCACAAGTATTCCCAACCATTATTCAATACGCAAAAGATTGCGGTTGTAAATCAATTGAACAATGGGGCCGTAAAGGTTGGGCCAAAGTATTACCCAAGTATATTCCTGAATTCAAAGAAGTATACACAGTTATGAGGATAGATTTATGAAATATAGTTACGGTAAAATAACTAAACGTGCTGGAGGAGGCTCGGGTGGGGGTGGCTCCACAACTACTTCGCAGAATGTTCCACCGGAGTTAATGCCTTATTTGGTTAATGCCAATCAAAATGCTCAGGGAATGTTCCAGTCAGGAAACCTTTCGCAGGTAGCTGGTGCAACAGGGAATCAACAAGCAGCCTTCGGTGGTGGTGGGCAAGCCATTGCTCAGACAGGTGGAGCCGGACTTGATACGTTATCCAGCCAACAAGCTCGCTTAAGTAGTATGGCGATGGCTCCATCTGCTGCTACTCTTGACGCTCAAAAGAATGCTATTGTTCTTGATGCACAAAAAGCTACTGCAGGAATCAACAGCAACTTCGGTCAGAATGGTGCTTTGGGTTCTGCGCGTAGTGCTGTCATGCAGGGTGCTCAGAACGCAGACACTACTGGTAAGCTTGCCCAAGTAAATGCTGACTACGAGAACAAGATGTTCCAGAATCGTCTTCAGGCAGAGTCTGCTATTGGTTCCTCTGTTGGACAGTCCAGTCAGTTGGCTAATGCTACGGCATCCGGACTGGCTAATCTCGGTAATCAAGAGCGTGGTATTAATCAAAGTCAACTTGACGCAGGTTGGCAAGGTCTTCAGCGGTATGCTTCTACTGTGTATGGTAATCCAGCACGGCAGACAACTACCCAATCTGGTGGAGGAGGTAAATAATGGCTGGCGGCTCAGGAGTCCCCTCTAACATTGCTGCTGCTCCGGCAGCTCTCACTCAACCAAACTTTCACGGTAGTGGCTCCTACGCAAATATGTTCGCCGGAGCACACACGTCGGAAGCACCTCAGGCAGGTGGCTCTAAGGGTGGTGGTATACCCATGACCCATGGTTTTGCACCTATTGGTATGGACCAATCTAACGCAGCTATTGCGGCATTGCATCCTGCTCCAGTAGAACAACCATCCATCGGCCAAAATAGTGGCTGGAGCGAGCACTAATATGAGTTACCAAGATCCTTGGGCATGGATGGACCAACAAAAACCAGCCGTACAGACGGTACCTAATACCGTAACTTATCAACAACAACCTGAAGCACAGCCTATACAGCATGTTCAGGAACAACAAGACCCTCTTACAGGGCTTGTTACTGGCATTGCCATGAATCGTGGTGCCAATCAAATGATTAACGCTGCCGATGCAGGTATTAATTATAAGGCACCTCTAAGCCAATACAGTATTGCAACACCAGCTACAAACGCAGGTCTTTCAGCTGGTGCTCCACAAGCAGGTATTGCACTTGCTCCTGCTGCAGAAAGCTCTTTGGCAGTTGCAGGAACAGCACCAGCAGTTCTTGGCGCTGAAGCCGCTGGAGGTGGTCTCACTGCAGCTACCCTCACAGGTGCTCCTATGGGTGCCGCCGCTGCAGGTGGGGCCGGAGAAGCTATGATGGGTGCAATGGGTCCTGTTGGATGGGGTATGCTAGGTCTTATGGCAGCTAAACGATTGAAATTATTTTAAGGAGTTCCTATGAATGGACCACTATCCGGCAAGCAACATCGGGAATACTTGAAGTTTGCTGCTAAGGAAAAACGTGAAGATAACAAAGCAGAGTTGGAAGAAACTCGCAAGCAAGAGCTTCATGAAATTAAACTTATGGAAGCAGCTAACAAAGCTAATCAATCTCTGGGACATAAAGAGAATGAGCACAAAGCTAAGATGTCCGAGCATGGTGGTCCTCTGAGTGCAGGTATGATTCTTGGCTCAAAGAATGTTGAAGCAATTAACCCTGCTATGACATCTACTGTTCAAGGTAATGGTTCGCAGCTTACTCAAGGGCATGCCAACGGTGGAGTCATTGGGAAGCCTCTGTCAGGACAACCTCGCGTAGGTGGCAGACCTCTTGGTGGACGTCACCCTGTAATGCCCTCCGACACAGTACCCGCAATGCTTACTCCCGGAGAAGCTGTTATTCCTCGTGCTGCTGCTCAAGATCCTCGTAACAAACCCGCTATTCAGAGGATGGTCCAGCAAGGACGTCAGGCCCAAGGTATGCCTGTAAATGGCTTTGCTAATGGCGGTATGGTTCCTACAATGACTGGTAAAGTACAACTGCAGAATCAACTTGCGGTTATGCCTCAAGTAGGTCCAAAGAAACATCGCTTGGGATATGCGGACGGTACTACCGGAGTTCCTGTTACGGCTCCTGTAGAAGAAACTTACTTGGAGAAGCTTAAGCGTGTTCTTGGTAAGAAAGATGTTCCAGTTGAGGCACCACAACTAGGTGGTATGGTAGGACAAGCTCAGGAAGCATTGAAGACTCGTACCAAAAAGTTGGATGATGAAATCAATAAGCAGATTAACGGTTACGCAGGAGGTACTACCGAAGTTCCTGTACCAGAGAATGAATCTTACCTTGACAAAATCAAAAGAGTGTTTGGTCAAAAGGATGTACCTGTAGAAGCGCCTAAGCTAGGTGGTATGGCTGGACAAGCTCAAGAAGCTCTTAAAACTCGTACAAAGAAAATTGACGAAGAGATTGATAAGCAGCTTCGTGGGTATGCTGATGGTGACGAATATGTTGAGTCCCCTCTAGCCTACGATAGTTCTGCAAGGTTGTCTCGTCAGGGAATTGATCCTGTTGTAATTAGTGCTCCATTAACGGCGACATGGTCCCCCGAATATCAAAACAAAACTTTTGGTATTGAGTCTGGAGGCAAAGCAACAGCACAAAACCCTCGCTCTACTGCAGGGGGACTTGGCCAGTTTACGGCAGGTACTTTTGAAGGCTTGAAAAAGAATAACCCAAATGCTTCTTACGCTAAAACCGCATTCAAGTCCCCTGAATATTACTCAGGAGTAGTTCAAACAGATCTGATGAAAGATTATACTAATGAAAACAGTAAGGCTTTAGTTAATAAAGGCATTACCCCAACAAATGCAGATCTGTATGGTGCTCACTTTTTAAACCCATCAGAATATGCTAAAGTAGTTAATGCACCTCAGGATGCAAAGCTTGACAGCTTCTTGCAAGAAAAAGATTTGGCGGCAAACCCACACCTACGTGGAATGACAGCAGGTCAATTTCGTAATATCAACCGACAAAAATACGGAGAAGATATTGAATACTCTTCAGGGCCAAACGGTCGCAAGGTAAACCCCACGGTTGTTGACCCTTTAAACCCTGTAGCACCACCTCCTTCAATAAGCAAATTTGGATATGATGTTCAAACAGTAAGCCCTAATTGGCTGACTAAACCTAATGACGCTTCTCCAAACGCAGAACGTAGGGCAGAGGGTACTTATAAGGTTACAGACCCTGCAACAGGAAATGTTGTAAGTATTCCACAACCTCAAAGCTCTGCATTTAACCGAGCAGTGACACCCTTTTCAAGTAAAGAAGTTCCGGAACCTACTACTTCGGAACCCACGCCTACTGCGACAAACGAAGTGCCTCCTCCACCAACTGATTTACTTAATAAGTATCTTGCGGGTGTTACACAAAATAATCAACCAACCTTGGCAGAAGCAGAAAAGACTGCTGCACAATTACCTCCAGAACAAAAGCAATCTTTTTGGGAAAGTATTCTTAAAGATTTATACGGTGGTAAAGATAGTATGTTCAACCAAAAAGACCTTATTAGGTTTATTGGTGGTGCAGCTTTTCGTGCGGCTACAGGTGACAACATTAATCGTGCTCTTCGCGGTGCGTCTGTTGACACTATTACTACCTCCGATAAGCGGCATACCTTTGAGCAATCCGAAGATGCTGCATTGAATCGCCAAAAAATTAGCTTTGATCAGCAAGATGAGAGGGATATGACTAAAGACTTGCGTGCTCAACACACAGAATACGTTAAAGATGGTTACGCGCCAGATAACGTTCGTAAGTATATTGAGTCAGTTCGTAAAGATCCTAAGCGTCTTGGTGACCCTTCTTTGCTTGGTGAACCCAAAACAACAGTAACTAACACTGGTGAGCTTAAAAAGTACACTATGAATGCTGGCCCTTTAATGGGCGAAGTTGTATGGGGCCAACCTGTTAAGTACGCCACAGGTCGCCGTAAAGGTGATGAGGATGTTTTGATTAACGGTATCCCAATGAATCAATACGCAGCTACCCTTTCGCGCAATAGTCCTGACAAGGGCTATTTGTACGATGGTTATCGTGCAGTACCCTACGATGATGCTCTTCACTCTAAGGCAGCACAAGCAGCTACCTTTGATTCACTTCATAAGCAACTTAAGGATGATACTGAATCGGCTATTCGTGCAGCCGCACCTAAAGACCAGCATAACAATGCCAAGTCAATAGGTCTTGACGCAGCTACAATTGCTAACCAAGCAGCTAAGTGGGCTGTTACCAGTGGGTTGAATCCGCAAGACCCTCGTGTTAAATCTGAAATGAGTACTATAACAACTGCAGCTGTACGTCAGTTTATTCTTGATCAAAAAGAGAATATTGATGCAGGTAAAGTAACTGTTAACGACATAACACCTTACATCGCAGCTAACCGATTGGTGGCTCAACAAGGTATTAGTCCTGCTGACTTTACTATTGGTAACAAGCGTATGAGTGCGGATATGATTGCAGGTTTAGATACAAAGCTTAGTAATAAAGTTAAACGGCAAGAGGATGAAAGTCCTTCTGCATACTACAACCGTCGTGTTGATACCTTGAAAGATATCAAAATGGCTTACCAAAAAGAAGTCAAAGATAAGACACTTAAATTTGAAGACAGCAAAGAGCAGTCAGCGTTTTATCAATACGCAATGTCTAAGCTTAAATAACTGAAAGGAATATATGGGGCAATTTGATGATGCATTAAGGCAACAGGGAGAAGTCCCTTATGTTCCTCCTCTTAAGCAAGTACCATACAACAAGGATGGCGACACGTTTGAGTTACTAGACAGTACGTCCCTGCGGCTACCATCGGTTAACACTCGTGAAACTCAGAAGATTGGTACTGTAGCCGGAGACTTCTCACCTTCCTATACTGGAGCAGATGCTCAAACGGAAATGGTGCGGCGTATTAGAGCTGAAAAGGGTTTTAATAAGCCTGTTCTTACAGAGAAAAAAGATAAGTACAATCGAGTTGTAGGCGACTTGGTTAACGATCGCGGAGAAGGTCTCAGCGACTACCTTGCTGCAAACCGTCTTGCGGATACAACTACGTTTGACCCTAATGCAAGTAACCGCAGAGATTTTGCAGACTTTGATAAGGCTATAAACCGACAACAGTTTAAAGCACCAACAAAAGAAGATAAATATCTTAATGCAATGAACAGTATTTTCAATGAAGATACTTTCATGGCAAAGCTTTATGCGCCTGACGCAAAATCTTATGGTGCTACTCTTGACCATCAAGGTAACAACCCCTACTATATTGCCCCAGCACAGATAAAGTCTGATGAAAACTATAAGGGTGAAGCTCGAAGTAACATAGCTACTGGTTGGGAACAAGGCATGGCCAGCATGAAGCAGGGTGCTTGGGCAAGTTTAGATATACTTGGCAACTCCATTGGTAGTGATTACTTGCAGACAATGGCTCAGCGTAAGACAAATGCTTACGAAGCTGACTTAAGTGACCTGCCTAATCTTCGTAATGGCAATGCGTTTAATGAAGACGGTAAGTGGACTCTTGATTCTTTTTCCAAAACATCTGATTGGCTTGTTGGTAATGCCTTTGCTTCTGCACCTCAAATGATGCTCTCAATTGCGGCTACTGCTGCAGCACCTCTAACCATGGGTGCTTCTTTGTCTGCACCTGCAATTGTTTACGCCGGACAGACATGGCAAAACCAAGAAAGTAAAAATGCAACCTTTGCTATTGGCTCAGGTATTCTTCAGGCCGCACTTGACAATTTCTCTATTGGACATATTCACGGTAGCTTCTTTCAAAAAGAAACTCGTGATAAGGTTATTGAAGAACTAGTTAAAAAGGGTTATTCAAAACCAGCTGCAGAAGAAGCACTACTGGATAGTGCCAAGAAGTCTATTAAAGATATCACTGACTTCAGTAAGCTGCAAGCGTTTAAAGATGCAGAGCAAGCAACTAAACAAGTAAAATGGACTGCAGAAAGATCTTTGGGTCGTCTTCCTTCTATTGTTGTTGGCGACGCTTTGGCTGAAGGTGGAACAGAAGGCTTACAAGAGCTTACTCAATACTTCGGTGAACAAGGTTCTCTGAGTTTGCCTGACAATCAAACAGATATGTCTGCGTTGAAGAACCGCGTGCTGAATGCTTCCGCAGGTGGTGTTGGTCTTGGTGGTGCATTCGGTGCAGGTGGTCATTTGCTGTTACGTGGAACTACTAGCGCTGATGTAACACCTAAGATGAATGATCTCCAACGGCAAGCAAGCTTGATTAACACTTTTGGATATGTACCTAATGCGTCTGAGCAGATTGATCGTGCTGTACAAGGTAGTGAAGAAGCAAACCTTGCGGATCTAGCTCAAGCAGAAAACCTCCGGCGTGAAACTTCTGGAGTAACTAGTGCTATCAGCAATTGGTGGCAGAACAAAGGTGTGAAAAGCCTTTGGGATAAGTGGTCAAATATGTTTACAGCCGATGGTAAAGAAGGTAATAACCTTTTAGCATTACAATCACTGCTAGGTTCTTCTCGTGCTTTCAATGGTGGCAGTATTGAGGAACAACAACGACATATGGCTCAGCAACTGAGTAATATGTTTGGTTCTCCTGACGAAATTAAAGTAGCATTTGGCACAAAGTCTCTTGCTGAAATCAGTATGCTTTTGTCTGATCCTAAAATCACTGAAGCAATCCTTAAGCTGAATCGTGTTAGTGAAGGTCTTGACGTTAAAGGAGTTCGTGATGCTGTAACTCGGTATGACCTTAATGCAGACATCGGGGCTCACAATGTTAAGTACCGTGAGGGTATTATTGCTTACACTGAAAAGCTTGGTGCATTGGTTAAGGAGTACAACAGAGTAACCGGACAAGAGCTATCTTTACAACAGGCCCTAGAAAGTAAACCCGTTAACAAACAAGCTATTGCTCGTAATACAGGAGAATTCAAAAAGCTCTTGATGCAACACATGAAACTAGCTCCGCACGAAGCAGACGAAGTTGTTAACAAGATACTTAACAACGTAGATGTCAATGCAATTACAGACCCAATGGAAGCTTTCTTTGGTGCTTCTGATCCTCTAGCTGATTTAAAAAATAGAACTGAACAAGCATTAAATGACCCTGCAGTCAAGACAGCCTTCCATAAGTTCCTGCATCACGACCCCCTTGCCAATGCCAGTTCTTTGGCAGCTAAAGGTGCAGCTATTTATACTCATAAAAACCTTTTAGGTAAAAATGGAAGTCATCTGGCGGCTCTGGTTAAAGGGGCAATTGACGAGGGATCTATCAGCCCTGAGCGTGGATCTATGTTTGCCAAAGAGCTTCAAGACTGGATTGCAATGCGTAATGGTGAGTATCACCCTGTAAATAACCCTTATGTGAAAGGTGCCCTTGATACTGTTAATTTCCTTTCTGTGGTTAGTAGTCTTCCTTTGGCTGCTATCTCTAGTACCGTAGAGTTCGCTCAGGTCTATCGTCATTTGACAATGCCTCAAGCTTTGAAGGCAACTAAAGCACTCTTAAAAGGCTTTGGTGCGGAAATGGCCAATGCAATACAATCTCTTGGGAAGAATCCTGAGAAGTCACCACTTGTAAAAGATTACCGTAACACTTTGTTTGTTCATGGATTCTCTGCCGAAGGTGATATGGGTCACAGGCAAGATGTTATTAATGGAATATTTCGTAAGTGGACTGAAGGTTTCTTTAAGATGACTGGTCTAACCAGTGTAACTAACATTACTCGCTTTGCTAAGTTATCTATTGGTGCTGATGCTATTAACAACTGGAACAACACTATACTGCAAGACCTTAAGGATAGCCCTAATGGGCCTCCTACACAAAAGGCACAAGATGCAAGAGAGCATCTGATACGTATTGGTGTGGATGTTGATTGGATGCTTAACGCAGAACCATCACATCCTGATTATGAACAACGCATGCGGGAACAACTCACTACAGGCGCTCATAATTTTACAACTGAAGCTGTTATTCATCCTACAAAAATGAATCGGCCAAAGTTTTACAACGATCCTTATCTGCAATTGTTTACTCAGTTTCAGGGTTACACTTCGGCGTTCACAGCAAATGTGTTGCCGTTGTTGCTAAAAGATCTTCGCAAGTCAGGTTCAGCAGATCAAGTTAACGCTGCTGCTACGGCTGCTATGATGATGGCTCTCACCTTCTTTGCGTTGTATATGAAAGACCTTATTAAGTACGGCGAATCCCCACCTGAATGGCTTAAAGATGACAAGAAGTTTCAACGCTTTATAGGTCAGGCCGGATTCCTTGGATCAGGACAACGCGTATGGGATGCTATCTCACCAACAGTACCCGAATCTACAAAAGCAAAAGGATTTGCTGCAACAATAGCCTCTAATGTTGCTGATCAAGCCCCTGCTTTAGCATATCTAAACAAAATAGATGATGCTCTATCCGCTAAACCCGGACACAAGACACAGACTTTAGTAAGAACATTGCCTGTGTTTGGAACAACACCAGCTTTCGCAAAGTATTTGCAGAAAGAACTAGGAGATTATTAAATGAGTAAGTTTTCAAGCTCTGGCAACTTTAATTCCCAGACAACCCCTATTGAGATTCCTAAGCCTGCTCCGGTACCTCCGTCAGCTAATACCCAAAAGAACTTTGGACAAGACCTGGCAGGTCAAGGTCTTATTATGGACCAGTCTGCGCTGGATTATACTCGTGCAAATGCTATGGGTGATCTTCCCGAGAATAGACAGTCTACAGGGAGTGCAAACAATTATAGTGTACCTGAGTTTACCGATGAATTTGCACAGCAAGCTCAGCCGGAAGAAGCTGTTCAAGAACCCTTCCCTAATCAAGGGCAACCCCAATTGGAAGCAATGGGGCCGGACGGTCTACCTTTGAACATTGAACAAGCCAGAGCGCACTACGAAGAAACTATGAGACTGCAAAAGCTTAATGCTTTGCGGGGTTCCGAGGGTTTCCGTAATGAAGAAGAGCTTCAGCAAGCTTTTTCTATGGCTAGACCTGATACTCAAGAGTCAGCGACTATCATGAAGACTGCTCGTCGGATTGGCGATACCCTGAATTCAATGACAGTATCCCAAATTGATGGTGGTATTGGTATGAACGCCCATTCGAACGGTCTTGTAGCTCTTATGGAAGGTTATCACCTTAAGAGTGCTCCGGCAGCAGCTGCCCTTGCCACGAAAGTATTGGCTATTACCGCTCCAATTTTTATGGGTGCTGAAGAAGTTAAAGATGGGGATATTGCCAGTGGACATAAAGAGGCGGCTGACTCATTGGACTTCCTTAATAGCAACGAATTTGGTTCTTTGTTTGAAGATGAAGGTATTGTAGAACCACAAGCCAAAGTAGGTAAGATTGATAGAGACACTGCTATTGGTGTATTCGGTAAAGGCCTCCAAAACCTTACAAGGCGTACTGCTGTAGATCCATTAACAGGACAAGCTCTTAAACCGCTGTCTACAATGAACTCAAATTATGGCGGTGCTCTTCTGCTTAACGCTGCAGTTGAGTCAGGTACAATGCTAAGGGATATAGTTGACGGTAAAGAAATGTACCAATTCAGCCCGATTAATGGCCGCGAGTTTATTACTTCTTCACGTGGCCTTGCAGCTGACCTTACTGAAGGCGGTCGTGGTCGGTCGCAAGCTACGCCAGTTACTAACTTTGGTAATCCAGTTGGAGCACAAATCAATACTCGTCGCGGAGCACCTAACCGTGTTAACAAGACAGAAGTACCTGTGATGACTGAGACTATGCGTATTCTTGGGTCTGTGGGGTATGTACCTTCACCTGAACGCGCATTTTATGGTATCTTGTTTGGTATTAATGCTATTCATGATGCTGCAGGAGCTTTACCTTTACCTAGTATAGAGGGCGGCGGCAACTCATTTACAGCCAATAAAGACGCCCGTACTCGCTTACCTCTACCTATCCAAGGTATCCCCAATGTATCTAAGCTGATGGGTCTTTCAGCAGACGGTGCTACTGAGACTTCAGCATTTCGCGCACAAGCAACTGGCCTGATGAAGACTTTGAATTACAACTCTCAAAACATTCTTCATGGTGGTCTTCGTTACGCACCTCATTGGGCAGACTATGTTGTTCAACGCGCTTATAATGACGCCGAAGACTTAAATATGCAGGGTAATCTACCATTGCGTGCTACCCTTGGCGGTGTTAATGTAGCAATGAATGTCAGCAACACTCCTAAATGGCACACCAATCCAATTAGCAAAATGGAAGCCGGAGAAATCTGGAAGGGTATGCAAACGCAGTTCAATCAAAAGAACTTTGATTTGACTGATAAACAAAAAGAGTTCTCTTTCTTGGCAGTGCTAGGTAAGAACCTTGATGTTGGATCAGAGCGTGGTGTGCGTACCGAGTCATTACAAATTCATGACATGGTTAGCTTGGTTAGTCCTGAATTTATTGGTAAAGCAGCAGAGATTGGTGCAGTGCTAAAATCAGTTATTCCTACAGATAAAAACGGTATTGTCACAGCGGGTTTGAACCCTAAAACTCTTGAGGGGTTTCAGCTGACGCCAAAGCAACAGCAGGTAATTACTAACTTTGTTAATGGGTCTACCAAGAAGAATTGGGGATTCCGTTTGCAAGCTTACCTCGATGCAGCAGATTATCTGAATGCAAAAGAAAAGGGATTGTCCTTTACACCTAAAGCAACCACAGATATCGACATGAATTCTGCAGGTCGGGCTTTCCTTGCTGCTGATATCGGTAACGAGGTTGTTCTTCGCCGGACAGGTATGTTGTGGGATCCGTTTGTTGCACATGAGGGTGGTTTTGAGTCTACTCAGCCTGATGGTAACCCACGGTTTTACTTTATGAAGGTAGCAGCTGACAAAACAATCCATACAGCTGTTCCTGCTAATATCCCTGGACTGAAAGAAGCATGGCAAGACTTTTTTAATAAGACAATTGATGCAAAAGACTTTAGTAAGGCTGACGAATTTGGTAAGGGTGTACTGCTGACTACTGACTACGGCAAAGCTGCTCAATACAATTTTGATCAGGCAGTTAAGTTCCTTCAAAAGAATCCCGAGCTAACTCAAAAGCTGTTACCTTTATACGACAATAGCCGAGCTAAACTTGTTGAAGGTTTGAACGATATCTTCCATGCAACACTCAAGTCAGTTGTTGACATGAATCAAATGGCTTTACCTAAGCATTTGGTGTCTATCCTTCAAACACTTAACCGATTACCACAAGCGAAAGGCTATTGGGGTGAGACTCTTGGTATTGGTAGCTTCATGAACCAACCTACGGGCGACTTCATGCAGATCTCTAATGCCGACGGTACTACCACGCGAATACCTAAAACGGTTTCTCAAGTGGATTCTATGGGGCGTGCCAAAGAGAAGATGATTCAGGGTTATCAAGACGTAGATCCTAAAACGGGTAAGCGCCCTGATGATGTTCATTATGTGCCGGAGCCCGGAAGTGCCGCACGTAATCAGATTGGCCCTATCCTTGGACAATACCGTGAGTCGGTTCTTGTTGCTGAAACTCTTAATTATATCAACGGTGGTAAAGCACCTAAGGATATGAAGTTTGTGGCATCTGTGTTTGATAACTTGATTCTTAATACCGACAGCTATCTTGCGTTTATGCATGTGGCTAACAATATTGTCTTACCAAAGGTACTTGAGTGGAACGTTCAGGATGCTCTTATCTCTGACTTTACTAAACAGTACGATGATGGTCTGCGCAATTTGTCGGTTGAAAAAGAGGTAGACATTGGAGCTAAAGGTATGTTCAAAGGTTTGCTTATGAACTGGAGGCTCATGTATGGTTACTCTAAAGGTAATGTCGAAAGGTATAAAGCTGGAGATGGTCCTAAACCAAGTGAAAAAGACTTGATGATTGTTAAGACTATGGAAAGCTTACCCTTTGATATTAACTCTAAGGAAGATAGTTTAACGATATCCGGAAAGATGGCTGCTAAGTTGGTGCATAGTTACCAACAAATCAGCTTGAACTCTGTTTACAAAGATGATAAAGGTGAATACAAAAGCAAGAGTAAGTTGAGTGAGTGGCAGAAGCTTGGACAGAAAGAGAAGAATTACTACCTTGAGAAGATCAAGGAGATGGCTCGTCGAGGCTTAGTTTACTTCATGAACTAGCAAATAAAAAACCCCCTACTGGATTACTCCGGTAGGGGTTATTTTTTTTACGACATCAATGAGTTGATATTATTTTTAGCCAATGAGCGTAGTTTGTTAGCTTCGTTTAAGGCTTCTTCAGCAGTATAGTTTTTGCTGGTAGTTGGGTTGACAGTTCGCTGAAGACCTGCAACATTACGACCATGCATTTCATTTAGCATCCAGTCATTCATTTCAGGCTTGTACAAGAGATGGTCAGGGATAGTAATACCTGAAGATTCATACATGTCTTTCTTAAAGTCCATGTCATCATATTCGATACCCCGAAGGGCTGCACTGTTATAGCTTTTCATTCGATACTCTTTCCAATAGTTGCTTTGATTTTCCAATGTAGTTTGGAAAGACCCTTAAGGTAGTCTCCAAGATACGTCTGCAGTCCACCATACATTTCAGTTGATTGATACAGCCCCTGAGCGCAGTCGGCTAATACATCAAAAACTTTGTTGAGGTCTGTAAACATATCCGCTGAGGACATCTTACCCGCTTTAGCCTCAGACAGGCATGCAGCATCAATCATTGCCGCCATAGAGGGAAACGGTAGGGCGTCTAGTTGACGAAGTTGCTCGCCTATATCATCATGAGCAGCCCAAAGGAAGTCATAGATTTCGTTCAGCAAGCCATGGTCTTGCGCGAAGGTAGTACCTTGTACTGCAAAGTGATAATAGTGTGCTTTAAAGTAAGCAACAAAGTTGTCACTATGAAAGTTCTTTAAAGGGGAAACAAATCCTTTAGATTGGGTCATGAGTTGCCTCCATTAAGTATTCATCATAGCTGTTATTATGCTTCTGCTCAAGCTCTTCCTGCGAAGGGGTCTCCACAGGTTTCTTCTTACCGAAGATAGCCTCATAGTTGTTGTCAAACTTACTGGTGTCAGTAGGTCGTCGTGAAGACCCTTTACCCATATACTACCATCCAGTCATTTGCAAGGATGTCTGATTGAGACGCTAGCCAAGGCACAATGGAGCCATCCGCAGTACGCATATCTACGTGAGGGCAGTAATTGATAACTGTTCCTGCAGGATAGATACCAAACAATGGCGATCGAGATACCTCAAAGGTAGACCCTTGTACTAGAAACAAGAACATACCTTTTCCATTCCACCCTGATCGAGTAACTTTGTTACCTGCTTTTAGTGAATGGATTGCTTGTCCAAAATCAAATAGTTCGTTCATTTAGCTGCTTGCTCCTTCTTTGCTTTACGGTTATAGTCCTGACGTTTCAGAGCACGGTCACCTGCAGTACGTTTAGCTGCGTTATCATGAGCTTCTTTCTTGTCACGGTTAGATTCAATTTCTTTGTAATACATATCAGTCCTTGTTTGGGTTAGTCAACCATGCTTTAAGCTTGGCATTGTCCATGAAGCCTACAGAAGTCTTCAACCAGTTATCGTCACTATCAATAAGAATAAGAGTAGGTACCGATCGAATACCCCACTCACGAGTCATGTCAGGATCTTTCTTGACATCAACTTCGACAAGATCAATTTCGGGGAAGTCATAGGGTAGAACGTCTTCGAGTACCGCTTGCAGTGCCTTGCAGGGTTGGCACCAGTCACCACTGAACTTAAGAATTTTCATTTGTTCTTTCTTTAGATTGCACATGAGCCACTAGTGCAAGCAAGCATTTGAGCACCTTCTACGTTATCACGGTCTTCATGAAAGAGAGACCAGTCAATTACGGGCATTGTCATATGGTTGAATTGATCTTCATCAATTTCTTCGTAAGGGGCTTGGCGGTATGTACCACCGTCGTCAGGTAAGAAGCTGATGCCAGTACATTCATCGAAGTGCTCATACACCCATGCACCTACTTCCAGCCATTCATTGTCCTTGATGCTGATAGTTACTGAAGGCTTATGCTCGCAGTAATTACGCTGATATGCCAACCAGATTTCAAGATGTTCAATGGCAGTAAGGTCATTACGGGTTTTACCTTTAGCTTCTTGAGGGAAACTAAACACAACAGTAGTATCCGGCTTCATAACGCAGGGTTCATAAGCAACACCTTGGTCCATCAAGAATTGAGTCAATGGGTCTTTGATGTCCTGACGAATACGGCGAATGTAATACCGAGAGTGTCCGGCATGAATACCACTGGATGTTTGAGTAAGCTGAGAGACAGTACCTTCAGGCTTCACACAAGTAATAGCTGCAGAAGGATTAATTCCAAGGATTTCTGCCCACTCTTCATTTGTTTGCCGAGCAACTTCCCGAAGAGTTTCAAGAACAAATTTAAGAGATTTACCATTATCATCCATACGGTTTAAGTTTGGATTGTCAAGGATACCTGTCATAGATACACCTAACAAGCGTTCTTGCTCAGTATTCTTCTTCCAGATAGACCGCAGATAAGGGAACTCAGTCAGGGTTGACTGCATAGTTCCCATAATGGCAGCGAGTCTAACCTTGTGTTTAAGGGAGTCCAATGTATCGTATGGTGATACAACAACGGTACTGAGATTACAGAATTGATAGGGCTTGAGAATAATTTCGCTGCAAGGGTTGGTTCCATAGTCGATGGTACCATCACGACGACCCCACTTAGCTGCTTGCTTTTGGCTTGCTTCACGATTAAAGATTCCTCGTTCACCGGAGTGACTGTTGTAGATGTCTAGCCATTCCTTCATGAATGCACCGATAGAAGGTTTGCTGTCGTACACTGCAGAGTTATTTGCCAGTGCGCGTTCACCATGAGTTTCCCACCAAGCACCTGACTTAGCCGTGGCATGGTCATAGTCTCCGAGATCGCCCAAGGAAATCATTGCAGATCGTCTAACGCCACCGACCACCACGACTTCTCCGATCTTACACATGATGTCGTGAGCCTCGATAGGCTTGAGTTGGCGACCCTGTGCCGCCTTAAATTTTGTAACAGTGTAATCAAATAGTGAACACAAAGGGTCTGGTCCTGATGCTCGCCCACCGAAGGTCTTGAGTGGTGCTCCTGCAGGACGTACCTTTGATACGTCCCATTTAGGGATTTCGCCGAGGAACAGGTGCTTAACGAGTGATTTGTATGCTTCACACCAACCCTCCTTAGAATCTTCTACAACGATTGTACGATCGTATTCTTTTATAACAGGGATAGGTGGCAATTTAGAAACATAACGTTGTTCACAGCTGAAGCCGACACCAGTGCCACACAGAAGAATGTACGCTGCCTCGTCAAACGCACGACGGTGATCTACAGTTAGGTATGCGCAGTTATAAGCTGCTACGTTTGTGCGAGTAAGCGCAGGCCCAGCAGTCATGATTGAACGCATAGATGGTAGAGTTTCTAGGTTGGTAATACTTGTACCTAAGATATCCCAAATAGAATCGTTTACTGCAATTTTGTCTGACAATTTTTCTTTAAAGAATTCAATCCAACGGGCTGACGTTTCAGGCCAATCCTCTCGACGACTTTCTTCAGGGAGATAACGGGCGTAGCGGCTTTTCGCGATTATGGATTGATAAGAGTTCATTATATTCCTGTAAAGTTATTTTATTAAATCGTAGCTTGTTTGCAAGTGCTAGTTTATATTTGTGTTCTTCTGAATGACAAATTCCTTTTCGGAGCATTGACATCTTGTTTTTGGTTTCTTCAGATAAACATTTACCTTTTAAAGATTCAGAGATTTTTCGTTTAGTTTCCTCTGTTACTTTCCTGGTGCTGTTTGACTTTTGTATGGCTTTTTTTTGACTGTTTGTGAGTCTGGTATTACCTTCACCGCCATCCGTTTGGTTAACTAAGCGGCCTTCTTGTTTATCTTTTCTGCCGTATTGCTTTATTAAAGATATTTCAAGTTGGTTGGCCTGTTCCTTAGTTAGATTGGTGGCTCTTACAATAATAAAATAACCATATTTATTTACTGTGTTTATCCAGTGTTTGTTACGGTTACTTTTGCTGTATGCTCTTTTTCGGTTTTTACCTTGACCAATATAGAAAGTACCCCAATCAGTTAACCTATGATGGCTGTACACAACGTAGTTCATATACATCCTTTCATGTGTTTCTTATTAGGTTCCGTCTACTGGAGTACGATCAACCAAAGAGTTAAGAGGATAAGAAAGGTAATCATCAGCAAAAGAAGTATTTACTCTCGTTGACTTCCTTCAGGTTTAAGTTACCTGTTTCAGGTTTAGGGAACATGAAAGTATCCTTATGCAGCATCAAAGTATCCATCAGGATATCAAAGAAGTTGTCCACATCGTATTGCGCGATGAACGTCATTTTAGTTACGTCTTGTAGGAAGTCAACTTCCGATGCGTGTACTGAGAATGAATCATGGACAGCAGCGAAACTGCCGTTAAAAGCGACGATTGTATTTGCCATGTGGGCTGCGTCATAGCTGTGTACAACATTAGGACTGATACCACTTGCAAAACTTCTACGGCATGGCACCTTTTCGCCAGTCTCTTGATTAAGGACATCAACTTTAAGTACATGCATTACTCTCCCATCTTTGTTCCCGTCGATACCCTTGATAGTACCTCGTTGTTTACGTTCGTGCTGTAAAAAGGCCTTATAAACGACAGGAAATCCGCTTGGAGTATGCCAAGATAAAGAGTTGCGACTGTTATTAAGCTCATGCTCAGCAATCTTTTGTAAGTATTTGGTTGTTTGAAGAGGTCCGGCACAGACAGCATTGATTGCCTCAATAAGGTTCTTTGCCAGTTCACCGCAGGTATTCTCATCAATACCGTATTTAACAGTAAACCCTTCCATATGGCAGTCATCGTACATGTTCTTTGCAATACGATTACGTCCGGCTGAGTAGGCCCGAGTCATAGACCCCCGTTTAGCGATACCCTTACGGATATGCTTCATGGGGATTTTCTTTTCGGAGAACCATTCAGGCATCAGAGTGATAAGCTCTTTTGCTACAGCCACGTAGAAGTCTTTTTGAATAGGTGTGTTAGTCAGAGAAACAAGTTCACCTGCTTGAGCATCCTTACTCATAGCTGCCAGATGTTGCCAGCCGTTATTACTGCCATCAATAGGTACTGGAAAGCCACTCAAGCAAGGGATACCTGCTTTCTTGCAGTCATAGTATTTTGTGATCTCCATACATACAGCAAGGAAGCTATAGGGTTTTTCCGCGTAGTCCATGATTAGTTTACGGGCTGAGACATCCTTGACCATATCCATATTGTGGATGACCCATTTGTAGCGGTCATCGAGTGTCATCTTATCCACGGATATAGTGTCAAGACCTTCCTTCTGCAGATAGTTTATGTAGTCTGTCTCGAAGTACTTTACCAAACGAAGATCTTCAATAGTGAAGGATCGATTAAAGCAACTGGCTGCATGAATACATAGCCAGTAGAAGCCACGCTGATCAACCACCTTCTTGTTATGAAACAAGAACAGACTACGGGCCAAGTCACTACCTTGGAATTCCAGAAAGGATTCTGCATAGTATATCCGGCCACGGTAGTCACAGCTGACTTCTTGGTAGAATGGGTACCCTTGTGACTGTACCAACTCCGCTTTGCGTACTACCTGAACATACTCAAAGTACTTACTTACCAGACGCTGTAGCTTGGGATCTTTCTTTCCGGCAAAAGCAGTACTATCTGTATGAGTAAGCTTCTTGGGCAGGTGCAGGTTCTCATGGTGGATATTCCACTCATGGATTTCACCATCGGCGTCTACCAGAGCAAGAGTTTCTGGTGGTGGATTGCTTTGAATAGCAGTTAGGAGAGGGTTGTTGAGAGCCCAAGGCTGCTGTCTAAGCGTCTCAAGTGCCTTAACAAAGGGTCTGTCGAGGTAGTCGTAAAACAGTTTACCGTTGGTCCAGCCTTTGATAAAGGGTTCTTTGGTAATTCCACTGAACAATCCTGTGATGGGTAACGGAGGCTCAAAGACGGTGCCAATAAGTGTGGGCTTAATATCACATGTCTGATTGACAATCCGTACCATGTAGGGAGCCTTGATCCCATTGTATTCCCTGAAGATATCAATTAGACCATCCTGAAGAAACGTTTCAAGGAGGAGATCACCGATGGCAAGAGTAGACTTAATGTCTGATTCATCACCACCAATAGCCCTAACCACCCGTTTGCCAATGAGGTCACTAGCAAAGGTAAGTTTGACGGTTGCAGTAAACTTAGCATTTTTGTTTCGTATACAGTATCGTAGGAGAGTATCCCAACTTTCATTAATAAAGCGTTCAAGTTCGTATTCCCATGTTGGATAGTGTGCCAGAAGGCGAGCACCCTCGTTGTAAATCTTGTCGGAGTTGACTACTACTTTCTCAACTCGTGCCGTGAGATAGTCTAGTGGATTCATATTTTCCTTATTCGAAGTCTACAAAAGTCGGTTTATACAGACGTCCCGTCTCAGGATTATAACATGTACTGCCGCAGTCTCCGGTCAGACCAGTAAAGCGACACTTCAGTACACGAAGCTTGATGGTGTTCCGCATTTGGACTGTCTCAGCAATCATATTACGAGCAAAAGCAATGATGTCAAAAGAAATCTGCTTGATGGAGCCACTACCTTTGATGTCATCGATAGAAGGTAGGTCACCCTCTTCAAAAACTTTCTTATCGCCTTTACGCAGGTGAGACACAACACCAAGCCATATGTTATGCTTCTTGACGATCTTGAGCAGGTCACTCATGAATGCATCTACTGCTTCATTACCTGTCTTGCCATTCATACCTTCACTGACAGCAATAGTAATATGATCAAGGATAATATACTTACAACCCATAAGAGCCAAGTGTTCCAGTTTATCAATGAGCGATTCATCGCTAACAGATCCTTGATGATCAAGCAGAATGAGTCGTTCATCTCCAAACACGCTTTGAAATGCTGCATATTGTTCCTCTTCTCCTACATCTTCGGTTGAAAGGTTCTTATTGAGTTTCATCCCAATGAACTTTTGTGCGGTGTCACCTACAGATTCTTCAAGGGATACCATACCTACCATGGACTCTGTTTTGTCGAGCACCTGCATGACAATCTCTTTGATGACAGTACTCTTACCGGAGCCTGTACCGGAGGTAAACAGAGCAATTTCACCTTCACGCATACCCTGTAGTTTGTCGTTTAGTCCGGCAAGACAGTCCGGATATGGGAGACTCTCGGTGTTCTTCCGGCGTAGATACTGTGCCCACACTTCTTCACCTTTGACTACACCTGCAGGGCTAAATGTACGGGCGTTAAACACGCACATCATCAATGCTTCAGAACCATTCTTGATGAGCACCTCACATGGGTCTTTCTCGGGGAGGTCTGCAACCTTAACCTTATCGAAGCCGATAATTCGAGCAGCATCCTGAGTGGCCTTCTGTCCGGGCTCATCCATGTCAAACATTAAGACGACTTCATCGAATGATCTCAGGAACTCTCGTTGTTCAAGGAGCATCTTTGTGTTCGACGCTGAAGGTATGGCCACCACTGGATAGAACCTGCCATACTTGTCGTGTTGAGCTTGAGCCACGGCGAGACAGTCCAGTTCACCTTCTGTGATGACAATTCGTTTTCCACCTGATGCAGCGTTCTGACCAAAGAGTTGTATGCCTTTGAATTCTCCATGGATAACGAAAGACTTAGGAAGTTTACGCTCCTTGTACGCAACGATCTGGTTATCTTTAGTATAAGGATAAAAGTGACTGGCAATAGTACCGTCCTCACCATAAGATACTTTAACACCGTAATGCTTAGCGACAATCTTTTTGATGTCACGTTCTTGGAATCCGCGAGTGTCATATGAATCGATCTCTTCTAGTGTATGCATATCGTAGTTCTCTTTAAATACTTTAATTGAGTTGGGGTCTACAGGGCTATTTTTAGTGCAGCTAAAGCAATAACCCCATTCATCGTCCTCTTTGTAGGAGAACGCATCAGAGGATCCACACTTAGGGCATGGTGAGTGGATCCACCTGCTCATTGTAATTCCTCGAAGATAGTAATGTACTCTGTGGGCGTCACAAGCTTGATACCGCCTGCCATCATGATCAGACTTCCTTTGGCATGGTGTGGTTCTACATGCACAATATGAGCTGTGTTAAGCATGATACCTTCACGGCCACATGGGTGGATAACTTCAATGAATCGATTAAGAGTAGTCACGGTCTTCTTTCATTTCACGTACAAAATTACGACGTTGTTTGGCGTCACGTTGGGTTTGCTTTTTACGCTCCCATTGTTCTTTGAATTCATCTTTTACCTTGACATATTCCTCAAGGATTTCTGGCTTAGGTGTTTGTTTCTTAGTCATCTGTAAAAGCTAATGTTGTATTATACTCGGGGCTTAAGGAATTTAACCGCGCCGATGTTCCCGTTGTACCAAAGACGTTCCCCATCAGGCGTCTCATCTCTTGATAAGACCTCTGATTGCCACTGCTCTTGGACCTCGCTATATGTGAGATCTCCTGCGCCGAAGCACCATTTGTATATAACAAAAGTAAATGATCCAAGTCCGTACAACTCAATATCATCAAGGAGTTCCCTGCAGGAGGATGTATATGATCTCCAGTCACTCTCTCTTCGAGTAACCCTTCGTCGCTTAGATCCGGCGACGAGTCGTTTTGAAATTGAAACAAGTTGTTTTCTCCCTATGTATTGTCTTCCGGTTGGCCCAAAGATGGCATAAACGAAGCCGAAGCTTCCTTCAGGTCTTGGACTGAGAGCGATCCAGTGTCCGTAGTCTTCCATTCTAACCTTTCTTTTAGTTCTTCAAACGATAATGGACGGAGGTCGTCGGGTGACTCTCTCATGTAGATGAGATTAGCGCAAATCACAAACTGTTCTTTCCATTCACGACCTACCTTAAGTTCCCATACCCGACAGACTTCCTCCCAGAGATCCTCATCCTTAGCTTCTATCAGTAGTTTAGTAGCTGTCTTTGGTCCCACGCCTTTGATACCTTTAATATTGTCTGTCGCGTCACCTTGTAGGAGTTGTTCCATCTGGAACCTATAAGCGGTTGCATAAGGAATATCAGTAAACAGACCGGTTCTAAAGTTATGATGCTTGCCAGGAATACAATTAAGATCCTTGTCAATATGAGAGACAACAAAAGTAACCCCATCGCGGATAGCATTGTTTGCTGTAAAGCAGACGTAGTCATCTGCTTCAGCGTTATCAGCTTCTGCACAATAATTCTTGGCATGTTCATACAGTTCCACAATTCTTTCTTTTACTTCCGGTTCGATGTTATCCTTACGATTACCTTTGTAGGTTGGCTCGTAGTCAATACGAAAGTTCTTGTCACCCTTAATAAAGATGATTGTGTTCTCCGGCTCATTAGCAAAGATAATCTTGTCAATGTATTGATCGAATTCCCGCTTGCCAAGGGCTACTGAGGGTTGCGTGTAGGCAATCTGGTAGATGATACTGTCTGCATCAATTATAAGTAGTTGAGTTGTCATATTTAAAGTACGTTAAGTTACGGTAGTTGTAAGCATCAATAGCAATGCTCCATTCAGGAACCCACTCGGATTCCATGCAGCCAGATTGTTTGGCAAGATGATACTGGTATTCCAGATCGTAGACCCACCAAGGTATACAGGCCAGACTCATCAGTGTACCTCCGCATAGTTCTTCCCCGTATGAGCGTCTCCGTTCATACATGTTACTCCAAAGTCTTTTGGTGCTTCTGTGAAAGAATCAATAGACAAGAGTCTAACTTCTTCTGCGTACTCATCTGGTACGACCACTGCAAACTCATCATGATAATGAAGAGCGAAATAATGAGGAATACCACGCTTGATTAACTCCTTTTTCATCCATACAATAGCTGCCTTGCATGTAATACCTTCAAGGGTCTGCAACAGGTAGTTCAGTACTTGATGCTTGCTGCTTACAAAGATGGTTCGCCCGTCGATACCTCTGATGAAGGCGTTCTTGCTGCCAAAGGCCTCAGAGGTTTTAGAGAACTGCGCTTCAAGGGACTCTCTGAGTTCTTTAAGTCCGGGAATTGAGTCTTGAAACTTTTCGATTGCAGACTGTCCCAAGGCTGCATCACGCTTTCCGGAAAGGATGAGGCCCAACTTACCAGCGCCCCCGCCGAAAAGAAACGCGTACAAGAAGGGTTTAGCAAGTTTGCGAGTAACACCCAGCGCATTGGCATTTCGTTGGTGGACGTCTCCATTGATTACCTCGTTCGTAAAGTCTTCGTTTCCAATATAGTGACAGAGTCCTCGCATCTGATTACCAGCGGAGTCAGCACCCACGATGGTAAATCCCTCTTCGCATTTAAGAAGCGCACGCATCTCCTTACCGTATTCGGTGTCAACACTCGGCATGTTCGCGACCACCTCATGGCGGCATCGGAATGTAGGGGTACCAATAGTCCACATACGACCATGTAGCCGACCATCTTTTTGAGCTGCTTCAATCCACCCTTTAAGGATGTCTCGCCGCGAGCGTACTGTGTAGTATTCATTGATTAACCTTCCTGATTCACCCAAGGGTAGTAAGCTTGTTTCAGTAAGCTTTGGTCCTTTCTTGAGCATTACTCCTTTAATACGTTCCCAATTCCATTCATCGGGTTCCCATCCAATACTGTAGAGATAATTTTTGACCACTTCAATAGATGAGACCTTGCCCTGCTCGAATGACACTCGGCAGTACGGGCCTTCAATAGGTCTTCCAGTACGAGAAGGTCGTCCTGACTCAATTGGAATGTCAAACCACTTGACTGTATTGACAGTGTAGCAGCCGTCTTTACGCCAAGCAGGTTCCTTGTAGTCATCTCTTCCATCTTTGGGAATACAACGCATTCCAATAAGAGGCTCGAGATAGGCCTCGGACTTCGCAAGTCGTTCACTTAAATGTTCCTGTAGTTTAAGAGCTGTTTCCATATCAAAGCACCAGCCCTTAGACCGGATGTCTGCTTCGATCTTGGCGAATTCCATTTCAACAGAGATACCTTTGATGAATAGTGGATTACGCTTGATGATACGGGTACCGTCTTCTTGTAGGTCTAAATATACCTTAGTATTCAGCTGGACGTCTCGGATACAGTACGTGAGCATCTCATTACTGTACTTATCGAACTCTTTGAACTCCAGCTTAGGATATCCTAGCGCTGTACCCCAACCCTCAAGGCTATGTTTGTGGTTTCGCTGGTACTGTATCAGCTGAGACAACACGTAGGTATCCATGATGCGTTGTTGCGCCATAGGAGCCCAGTCGAACAAGTGTTTGAGCACAACCAAATCATAACCGATTATGTTGTGACCGATAAGGATGTCTGCCTCATACAACTTCATCATACCGTTGTAGAGTTCTTTGCACATGTCTCCTGTCTTGGAAACATATGTAAACACTTCACCTGTATCTACATCTAGGATGACAATCATCCAGCACTTATTAACTTCTGGCATGAAACCATTGGTCTCAATGTCGAAGACATACCTTTTAGTCATATAATTTTTGTCCGTATTTTGCTCTGTAAAAGCTTTCCAAGGCTCTGGCCTCAACTTCTGCAGGATCGAAGTAGTAACCTTCGATGGGGTCGTCTTTGTTGTGGTTACCCTTTAGTGCTGAACCCTTACGACCTGTCAGGTATTGACATACATGTACGAGTTCGTGACATATAGTGCAGATGAAGGTCGTAAGAGTGTAACTGTTAGGTTCAACAGAAAAGTCATCACTGTTTACGCTTGTCAGGAATGGGTCACCAATCTGAACCATAATTTTGTTATAGTCAGGCGCGTGAGTAGCAAGGCCTGAAGATATATACTCCTCATAGTTAATAAACGAGATGTGTATTTCGGTTTTATTTGTTGTGCATGTAACATTAAACCGTTTACAGTAGTCGTTAAGGATATCAAGAAGAAGTTTCTTAATGTCCTTTTCGATCGGGGGTATCGCTGAGACTTGTATCTTTAAATTCTTCATCGGTATCCTTGTCAGTTAACATGGAGATATAGTTCTTCTGGTTATGTCGTAACTGAAGAATTACTTGTGTGAGAGACCAGTTTTCCCACAGCATATAAGCAAGAGCGAAGCATAGGTATAGTTCCATTAAAGTCCTGTGTGTTGGAGTTCATCTCGGTTGAAGAGGGATTCATGATTGCAGGAGCCATAGCAACGGATTTTAGGTCGCTGATATCCGTCAGGTGTCATAGGTATTTGCACTGTTTCTGTATTGTTGTCAACCAGAAAGCTTACTCCATCGAGACATTTGTAGTTATCACGATAGACGACTCGGGAAATTCCCGCAGCAACACATGCTTTAGAGCATTCAATACAAGGTGACAGTGTGCAATATAGCGTTGCTCCAACGGAAGTTTCTGTACTCCGGCATAGCTTAGCAAGTGCGTAAATTTCTGAATGGATAACGCACGGCAGGGTTTTACCCTTATCATCACGCATAACGTTAGACCACCCTCTAGGGGTACCGTTGTACGAGTACGATAAGATAGCGTCGTCTCGGGTAATAACAGTTCCGACTTTAGTTTTGATATCATAGGATTGTTGAGCTACTTGCTCGGCAAAGTCAAGAAAGAAGTGATCCCAGTTTTTCATAGTATGGTTTGTATTTAAGGTAAGCTTTATGTTTGTCTGCGTAAGCTTTGTCTATAATGAATTCATCAAGCTCCCATTCTTGGGTTAAGAAGTGAATCATATATTGCAGTTGCCCGATTTCTTCCTCAAGGGCTTCTTTGTTAGTATACCCGTTCCATTTTTCCTTAAGACCAAACCTGAAGCACTTGCTGATAGCCTGAATTACTTCTGCACATTCTTCTTGAGTGACAATAGCGGGTAGTTTATCCATTGATTTCCTCTGTTGATACAATGTCGTAGCTGATACTGTGGTCCCAACAAATAACACCGTTAGCACAATCAAGCCATTCACCTAAGTAGTCTCTTGCATCATCAGGCGTTGGGAAGTCTTCAAGGTAGAACGTTACGGTTATTGCATTAAGCTTCTTCATTTCTTTCCTAGTTTATAGCCAGCATAAAAAGCTAACCCAATAAGAGTTAGCACCGCAAAAGAGATTAAGAATTCAATAACAATCATTTCATTACTTTAGGTAGTGGGAAAGGTACTTTAGAGACGTCTTGGCAACGACCGTCATCTCCGGCGTAAGACTTCTTTTGAAAGTCGTCATTCAGCAGACACCCTACAGAGCCAGACACGGTAGAGCACTTCAGTCCGATTTTCTGAGCAGGATTATCTTTGTTAATCAAAACAACTGAACCCCATCCGTCACCTTGAGGGCATTCCGGTGACATGGTAGAGTCTGTTTGGGCAACGATAGCTGTGTTGCTGTATTGTGGGTTTGTTGCACGGAAAGTTTGTGCATTGAATTCTACATTGGCTTTGCTCTGAGCACGAGCTGTCTCAAGAGTATCGAAGGATACTTTGTCAGCGCGCAAGCCACATGCCGCCAAAGTTGCAGTAAGAATGGATGCGAAAATTACTTTAGTGAATGTCATATTAAATTTCCTTGTGTCAGTTTAAAATAGGTACTAGGTTCCGGCTAACTCTTTGATGACCTGCAAGGTACTGCCAAGGTACCATGTACCACCCTGCGATTTTGGGCGGTTAAGAGTCTTCATGTGGGTGAATTTAACTTGACACCATACACGACCTTTCTTGCTGAGATGTGGTGCTGTAGTATCATCACAGATATGCCATCCGGGACGTACTGCATATCCCTTTGTGGGGTGTAGTTCGAAGGGGTACTCTATGCCTACTTCAATAACTTGTCGTTTGTTAATGAAGAGTGGACCAAGAGTACCGTTCTTACGTTTACGAAATAGTTTGTAGCCAATCATCCGTCAATCTCCATATCACGGAATCCCAGAAAGATAGGATGCCGTGGTTTATCTTTTACGCCGATTGGGAAGTGTTTGTATTTGACCGTACCTCCAAGTAAAGATATCTTATCATTCCAATATTGTTTTCGCATCTCTGCATCAAAGCCAGAGCCGATTCGAAATTCGATTCCATCAGGTGTCTTGCAGATAAAAGCACCGAGAGTTCCCTTGCCTGACATTCCAGCTTTTGCAGTCGAGCGTTTAGTTCTTCCAAGTTCGTTGGTCTCAGCATCATTTCCATTGTGCATTTCCTCTTCGAAGCCTACAATAACAGCTTCAGCATCTTCAAAACGCTTTAGCTTGTAGGTGTTGTTTTCGTTCATGGTTGTCCGACCAAACTTGTACTTGCCAGTAAGACTGCGGAGGATTAACCCTTCATATCCGGCATCAAGTACTTGTCGTTCTGCTTCAAGGAGTTCTTCTTCATTGTTAACAAGAACACCTTTGATTACTTCGATGTATTCATGGACAAGAGATTCGCTTAATGCTTGGAATCGCTTATAGAAGGGTTCATCTCGATTCCAGTAATCAAATACGAAGTATCGGAACATACCAACTTTGTCATGCGACATGACGAAAGAATTAGTGTCTCGATATACTGTTGGGCTATTAGGCTCTCCGACGATAAGCTCTCCGTCGAATCCCTCGAATTCGGGGTAAGAAAGAATTGACTGTACATGCTTGTTTGGGATGTCTTTAAGGGTACGTGACTTGGCCTTGGCATCAACGATAGGGCAGCGGATACCGTCTAATTTGGGGAATACCAGCATTGGGTACTGTAGCTTGGATGTATCAGGGTTTTCCCTGCAGAGTAGCATTGGTTTCATTATTTACCTCCAAAGAGTTCTGGCAAGATTGCTTTTACACGAGTGATTGTCAGGGTATTTAGCGTACGGAAATCGATCCTAGGGTTCTTATGTTTCTTCAGGATTTCCCACATTTCTTCTGTGATGAGGTCATGGTAGACAGTGTTGAGTAATTGGGGGATATTCTTTGCTGAGAACAAACCATGCTCATTACGAATCTTTTCCAGAACTTTATTTACGACATGCTCTGTGACGAATTCATTAGCAATCTCTTCTTCAATCATTTTGTTTACAATGACTGAACCACCCATTTCTGCCACATGTTTATCTTTGAAGGTATTTGTGATGAGTTTGGCCCACACAGTATGCCCAAAGCTGTTTGTGAAGTCATAGCGTTTGATGACGATACCTTCTCCATGACCTGAGTTTTCTTGCAGCAGATATTTGTTCTTTTCTGTTTCAGTTACAAGTTGTTCATACGATGGGTTAGTTATTGTGGCTACACACGGAATGAATTCTACGTTGAAGTTCTTCAGCATTACACTGTATTGATCGTAATGTAGGAAGTTCCCGCGTGGGTCTACAACGTCGAAGATATAAAACTTACGCCATGCATCTTCGCGGTATGTCTTTAGGGAATGAGGTACAAGCCATTCACCATAGAAGGTATATCCTTTGTACGTCTTACAGAGATTTTGTAGGTTGTTATTTTGAGATACATGCAGAGCGAATCCTGCGTTATCATCACCTAATGCAAGGTCACGGTTACGGGAGCCATAGCGCATTATTTCTGCTTCAGTATCCCATTGAATACGACCGTTGGTACCGTCGAGTTTAGGTAAGATATAGCACTTACCTACATTGATTTCGTCAACAGCATCAGTACCGTATCGTTCCAGATGGATATATTTTTCAAACATATTATTTGCGAAGGTTATTAGAGAGGTTATAGTAAAGAGGACTCATTGTGGTTTTGAGTTGAAGGAGCATTATAGTTTCAAGCTCAAGCATCTCCTGAGTAGAGCCATACGCTAGGATAGTCCGGAGAAACCTTGTAGGGCATTCACCATGTTCATCCAAGAGTTGAGCTGAACTGCAGATGTAACCGTCATCAGGTTTTCCAGTGTGCATACCAATGTATTTACGATCGTCATCTTTGTTTATCCACATATAGCAGAATGCTTGCTGATCTGAATGATTATACGCTTCTGTTTCATTGGGGACTTCGACGTTATATTCACCCTTGATATGGTCTTGCCAAACTTCTTTGACATAAGCAACCATTGGTTCCCCTTTGGGTGCTCTCCATAACACCACGAAAGAAGGACTGCCTTCGTTTTCACAAAGGTATTCGTATACCCATTTATTGTGTAGACCGGAGTACTCCTTGCCAGCGATGGTAAGCTTGACCATCTCTTTAGAGGTTGCAGATGTATATTTTTCGACTTCATCTACAGTACATTCATAGATGTCGAACAGCTTGTGGCTTCCGGCTACGAATCTTTTTACTGTCTTTACATGGTTCATTTTTGTCCTTGTGTTGTTCAGCAAGCCAACGGTTGTAGGCTGCATAATCGATTTCACCACGGTCATCGGTGAACATCTGTTTGAGTTTACCCATCAGCAGACTCCTTCATAGAGACTGTCATCGCCGTAGTCATACTCTATTTCACCCTCACGAGCATAATCAACGATGTCAGTATTAAGGTCACCTATTTCAAAGGTATATCCGGCGACAAACGTACGGTTTTCCCATACGTTTATTACGCCTTCACGACAACGTATTTCAACGAGTTTCATTCAGACTTCCATGTAGGGTTACGGGAGATTGTGCCGTAGATTTGGCGGTCGTCATTCAGTTGACCATGCAGTTCACTGTCCAGAAGGATAGCGCAGGATGCCATAAGGTGACCAAGGTGGTGTACTTTGGAGTCATGCGCGTAGTCTTCACCGTTGTACCAGTCTGTCAGGTGACGCATCATTGCATCATAGAACACAGAGGATGTCGATCCGGTTTCACGCCAGTTAAACCTGCCATACTTTTCTTTACCGTCACTCATTGCAGCGCCCAAGGCAAAGAGGGCTACTGGCGGGACGTCACTCAATCGTGGCTTCTTAGCCGCAGCTGCTGTCTTCAGGTTGGTGTCCACAAGATTGTTGGGATGGGTTTCACCAAGTTTTACAGTAGGATTACCTACTTGTACACTTGTTGGGGACACTATATTTGCGTTATCAACCATATTACGGCACGATTCGTTTATAGCAGCTTCCATTTTAGGGTCAACCTTTTGGTATGGCATTGACCATGAAGATTTTTCAAGAGAGTCACTCATTCGCATATCGTAGGAGTCTTCAAGGTAGTATTCAAGGCTTGCATTATACAGACGCAGATCAGTTCCATCTTTAAATCGAATTACGTAATAACATTTGAATTCGTCTTTATAGTGGTACAATGATTCAGGGACAGTACTTTGCAGAAGTTTACTGTGCTTACCTGATTCATTGATATACCACACTTCGATGTGTTTGATAATTTCAGGCAAAATATACATCGCCATTCTCCATTAGTTTGATGTCTTCATAAGGAGCTACACAACGACGGTACAACTCAAGCTTGGCACCTTCAAGAGCACCAATGCAGTCATTGTAGTATTGGTATGATTTACCGTTGTCAATAAGGTAGTTGTCAACAAGCTTAGTAATCAGGTAGTTGAGTTCTCCGGCAGATTTAATCCCGACATTACTGAGGGCATCAGTAACGTAGTCGAGGCGATCACGGTCAATAGAGCGAATGTATGGCATGTTAGTCCTTAAAAGAGATATAGTACCAGATAGTATACGTGATGATAATTACTGCGACACCTGTCAAAGAAAGTACTCCTTCACAGCGTCACATGCGTCATAAACACTGTAGTGAATTTCTGTTGCATACTGGCTGATAAAGGGATGTACCCATTGGTCAGGCGCAAGAATCACAATAATGATCTTGTTCTTGGTGTGAGCATGTGCAACTTCGGCAACGGTTCCCCACTTTTTTCCACCAATAGCATCTGATAAGTTGGCAAGGACAACCGTGCTGAAGGCGATATCTTGTAGATCTGCCTTAAAGATTCGGGCGTCAGCGTGTCGTTCAGTGCTGCTATTAAACGCAACTCTACGGCAGGGGTCAAGGCAGTCAATTTCATATTTATTTAGATAGTTGATAGCATTGTTACGCCATTCGATTGCATCTTCCCACGGAATTCCTTCAATAGATCCGGCAAGATATACGTGTTGGTTATGTGGGAAGTGTTTCATTCGGTTAAGCCCAGTGATTCTGCAATCGGGGTCAGTCGGTCGTAGATTTCTTGGAAGATTAATGATTCGTCTTCCTTCATACCTGCGGACTTACGACTTGCGTAAGATGTTCGATTAATACCTTTGTATATGTCAATGAATTCTTGTACAGTACATTCAATTTCAAATTTAACTTTTGTTGGTATAGGTGTGATTAGCATTAGTCAACCTTAATTACAGGAGTGTTAACAGAGAAATGATGTATTTGACCGATGTCATCGTAGCACACGGAGTACATACCATCAAGGTGGTCTAGTAGGAACACCTCTTGGTGGTCATGATTTAGTATCTCACCGTTGTCTACTTTGAAGTGAGTCATTCGGGGAAGTTCATAGAGTCTCATCATAATTCCTTTTCAATGGATAGGTGTAGTGCAGAAGCTCCAAAAGGGTTATAAGCAAGAGTTAGTCGGGTGAAACCAATTTTAACACTGGGTAGAATTGTCGGTACCAAATACTCGCGGTATCCTGACATGAGAGCATACGACAGGTCGAATCCGTAAGATGTACTTTGGGAGTATCCAGCGTAGAACGTCTGTTGCCGGACGCTATTGTAGTAGGTTCCGGCTGTGAAACCGTTGTCTCGCTTGTAATACAGTCCGGGATTATCATTGTTAAAGCCTTCTTGATTGTGCATGCTGCGGAGATGTAGCCCTATGGTCTCAGAATGGGACGTCTTTAAAAGGCTCATCAAGCACAGACTGAATATCAGCAGCTGCTTGTACATATTGACCTCGCTTGTAAGTTTTACCTGTGATGGATGTTGCTGCATTTAGCATATTGGTTGGGGTGTACATGCGGTTAGCCTTCCTACCTGTTTCTGCGTAGAGAATCAGAGCATGTTTGATAACGACTGCACGATAGCGGGATACTTGCGGATTAATCGACATACTCAACTTCCTCGTAACGGTATTTTAGACGCGGGTTAGCTTTATTTTGGGCATCACAGAAGTATTCTGCGGATACTTTATGTTTAAAAGCCTTAACTACAGTTTCCCAGTCACCTTTTAAGTCTGTGAAGACTACGACAAAGATACTAGTCATCGGACTCCTTCTGGTAAGGACGGTAAATATAGAGTTTACACTGCTTGGCTGTACAGTTAGTAATGTCACTTCGGATATCACCGACACAGCTATTGCAGAAGTTCTTGATAGCTTGCATTGGCGATGTACGCTTTTGAAGCTTCTTCATTTCTTGCTCTTCTTTCCATGCCTCAAGGAACTTCCCGCCTTTCTTCTCGGCATAGACCTTTTCTTTACGCCATTGAGCCAGACCTGCCTGAGCTTTGTCGATGACTTCTTGCGGTGGGCCTTTGCGTTTAGTAAGTCTCAAGCTCCCTGTCTTTACGGTCTTGCCAGTACTGGTCGGCACGATCGTATTCTGCGTTTTTACATTCTTCATCAATTTTCTCGAGGATGATTTCAGAGATGCGGTCAAGGGTTGCTTGGTTGAGGATTTCAATGATATCGATTTTTTCATGGTATACGCCGTTAATAACAACTTCTGCTGGACATCCGGGTTCGTCATATGTTTGGGGTTCTGCCGGAGAGTAGTCGTATTCGACATCCAGCTCGATATCCCAATGGTTGATAAGTAGATTACTCATTTGGCATACTCATTGCTTGGATCATCATATTTAGAGACTGCATGATAATCATTTGGCGTTGTGGATGGAGTTCATGCCAAGATGGTTGTGGTGAGGGCCACTTGGCGCATACTGCCGTGTAGAATCGTTCGACGTCAGACATAGATTTCTTCTCCGTTGTTACAATCTTTAAGTACCTTTTTTGCTATTTCGAGTTGCGCTTCTTTGCTCCATTCAGGTAGGTATTTTAAGTTATCATCGTAGGCCCACATTTTTACGTAGGTCCACGACCACCATTTCTTTTTCTCCAGATAGATTATTTGTCGGGACGGGTCTACTCGCAGCCGATACTTGTGTTTTGTCTTCATAGGTACATCCGCTGTTTTCATTAAACATTTTCCTTAAGAGGTATCTTGATTCAAGTCTGCTCAGGAACCAAGCACTGAGAGGTCGGGAGTAGTCTTGTGAGAGACCGTTCTGCCAACCTGTTACCATTGGATACTGGATCTTTCCCATACAACGAATTTTGCCATTAATATTTCTGCCTGTTCTTTGGCCTGACTTAGCGCATGGGATTTTGAAAGCAGACTTTCGTCATAGTGGTATTCAGATTCTTTAGACCACCACAGACTGCAACACCATTTTTGTATTCAAGGATGTATTTGTTTTCATGAGGAGATATAACTATACGGGTTTGTGAGAATATGCTCATGTCAGTCCTCCAAGTTTGCGGATATCGTCAGCACACTCAAGGTATGGTCTTGTGTAATAAGCATTATAGCTATTGTTATTTTGTGGGGTCTTCATAGATTACCTCCCGCAGCACTTTGCAATCCATTGCCAGATTATCTGCTGCCTGTTGGTACGCATCGCGCTCGGCTGTGAGTGCGGCTAAGTGCTTGTCAAGAATATCAAGCAAGTCATCGTCAGTGCGTCCCTGGTGCAGTCCATACTTTTTCATCAAGTGGTGAAAGCGGTTCCAATCCTGTTTGTGCCGCGCCACTGCCGCTGCCACTGTTTGCTGGAGTTGGTCGAGGGTGACAACAGGGTCAATTCTGACTGCCGTATCTCTGTAAACGTGAGTAAGTTTTTGATTAAATTGGATGTGGTACGGGTCTTGTTCTAGACTTGTGTGAGTTGATACATAACCCACTGGCTCTGGCATCTCCACACTGCACAGTTCTTCAATGTGCGCGGCTTTGATGGCGGCAGCGAAGGCTTCAAGTTCTTCTGGCATAAACAGTATGCTGTCACCGTCTACGTTCAAGCTAGTTCTAATTTCTGTCAACGCTCCCGCTTCACGCGCAATCTCAATAATTGATTTGGTCATTGTTCTTTTGCTCCTATGTTGTGGTGCTTTTCAGCAAAGCGAACACCAGCATCAAAAATGCTGACGTACTGGACGTTATGAGGCAACGCGCAGAAGGCATCGACTACTTGCTTTTGCGTCAGCGGCTCTGGCATCTCCACACTGCACAACTCGGCAATGTGCGCAGCGCGTATTTTTCCCTCTGAGAACCATGCCCACCTGTCAGCCTTGATTTCGCGCTCAACAGTTTGCTGCATATCCAGACGCTTTTCCCAATCGTCAGGCACATCAATTTGAACATAAATTTTCATAGCAACTCCTTCCTTAGACCATCAACAGCAATCTCAATACA